CAAGCAGCGAAAAAAGTAAACCACGACCAGCCCCAGGAAAAGCTCTCCCTGGCCGCTGATACGAAGCGCGGCAACCGCGGGCAGGAAAAAAGTGGCATGTTCGGCTTCGACATGCTGCCGAACGCCGTGGATATATGCAGCCGGTTGATGGGAAGCAGCATGGAAATTCAAAGCGATATGGTCAAAGCGATGACGGAATGCTCCGGCGCGGCGATTCGCGCCTGCAGCAGCCTTTCAACCGATCTGGTGGAAAGCGGCAACCGCACGATGTCGCAGATGCTGGAACTATCCAGGGAAGCGGCAAGCTGCCGCACCATTAACTCGGTGATCGAGCTGCAACAGAAGGCTGCCGAACAAGCTATTGAAACCTGCATCGACGCCACGCAGAAAGTCAGCACCCAGCTGCATGAATGCTGCATGGAAACGCTGAATCCGCTGCAGGAACATGCCTCTCTGATTTCCGATAAGATCGCCAAGGCGCTTAACACCCCGAACGGGTAAATGCCTATGGGGTTCTTTGAGGTTCCTCTTACGCAGATGATCGATGAGAAGATTCGCTACCACTCCCAGCGAATGCCAGTGCTTGCACAGAATATCGCCAATGCCGACACCCCAGGCTACCAGGCGAAGGATGTGCAAGCACCCGACTTCAAGAAAATGGTGGAAGCCAATCAGCGCCTTGCCATGGCGCAGACCAGCCCGCTGCACTTGTCCAGCAGCACCATGTTAAGTCCCGCCATGACAGTTGTTTTGCAGGAAAGCACCTATGAAACGAATCCCAACGGCAACAATGTATCACTCGAAGAACAGATGCAAAAAGTATCCATGAATGCTTCGGAGTATCAGCTGGCGCTCATGCTGCACGAAAGTGTGGAAAAGAAGTTTAAAATTGCCGCAGGCATCCCGACTAATAACGGAGGATAAATGAACAGTTCCGCACCGCTTAAAGAGCAAATTTACGTCATCCAGAAAATGGACTGCCCCACCGAGGAAAAGCTGATCCGCAACCGGCTGGAGGGCATGGCAGGTATTGAGGACATGCGCTTTAACCTGATGCAGCGCGAGTTGACGGTGCAATATAGCTTAGAAAGCGACGCGGCGATATTCGATGCGCTGAATGACTTGAGCATGGAACCTGCCCGCAAGGGCGAAGAACCTGTAGATGCGGAGCAACATGCGTCCACTGCCTCGCTGCGCACGAAAATCATGGTGGCGGTTTCCGGTGTCTGCGCCATGAGCGCGGAGGCTGCGAGCTGGTTTGGCTCCGATGATAAATCGGCCATCGTCATGGTGCTGGCAGCCATCGCCATCATCACCGGCGGTATCGAAACTGCTAAAAAAGGTTGGTTGGCGCTTAAAACCTTCACGCTGAATATTAACGCACTCATGATGATCGCCATCACCGGCGCGGTATTCATCGGCGAGTGGCCGGAAGCGGCGATGGTAGTGTTCCTGTTCGCGCTGGCCGAGCTGATCGAGGCGTACTCCCTCGACCGCGCGCGCAACGCTATCCGCAACCTCATGGAAATGACGCCGGAAACCGCCATGGTGCAAACCGCAAGTGGCTGGAAGGAAATGAAGGCCGAGGACGTGGCGCTTACCTCCATCGTGCGCGTGAAGCCCGGCGAGCGTATTCCGCTGGATGGAAAAATCACCGAAGGCAGCTCGTCGGTCAACCAGGCGCCGATCACCGGCGAAAGTATGCCGGTGGAGAAAAAGCCCGGCGACCCGGTGTTTGCCGGCACCATCAACGAGCGCGGCTCTTTTGAGTTCGAAGTCACCGCTAATAAGGGTAACACCACGTTGGCGCGCATCGTGCGCTCGGTGCAAGAAGCGCAAAGCGAACGCGCGCCCACCCAGCGCTTCGTGGATCAATTCTCCCGCTATTACACGCCCGCCATTGTGGTGATCGCCATCTTGCTCGCCGCCATCCCGCCGCTGTTTTTCGGGCAGGAATTTATGCCGTGGCTCTATAAAGCGCTGGTGATGCTGGTTATTGCCTGCCCATGCGCGTTGGTGATTTCCACGCCGGTGACGGTGGTAAGCGGCCTGGCTGCCGCCGCACGGCGGGGCATTCTAGTTAAGGGCGGCGCGTATCTGGAAGAAGGACGGAAGCTAAAAGCCCTGGCGCTCGATAAAACCGGCACGCTCACGCAGGGAAAGCCGGAAGTGACCGATATTAAACCCGTTACCAGCATGAAGGAGAATACTGCGCTGCAAATCGCCGCCAGCCTCGATTCGCATTCGGAGCATCCGGTGGCGCATGCCATCGTCAAGCGCTGGGAAGGCGAATTACTGGAGGTGAAGGAGTTTGAAGCCATTACCGGCCGCGGGGTGAAAGGCATCGTAAACGGCAAGCGCTACTATATTGGCAACCACCGGCTGATCGAGGAACTTTCCATTTGCGGGCCGGAGCTGGAAGCGGTGCTGGAGGCTTTGGAAAAGGAAGGCAAAACCGTGGTGGTGCTGACCACTGAAAACGAGCCGCTATGCGTGTTCGCCGTGGCCGATGTGATCCGTGAATCCAGCGTGGAGGCGATCGCTGCACTGCAGGCGGCAGGCGTTCATTGCATTATCCTGACCGGCGATAATCAGACCACCGCCAACGCCATCGCTGCCAAGGTGGGGATCGAGGATGTGCGCGGCAATATGCTGCCGGAAGATAAGCTGGATGTGATCGGCAAGCTGCGCGAGCAGTATAAGGTGGTGGGCATGGTAGGCGACGGCGTGAATGATGCGCCCGCGCTTGCTAAATCCTCCATCGGCTTCGCCATGGGCGCTGCAGGTACGGATACGGCACTGGAAACGGCGGACGTGGCGCTGATGGAAGATGATTTGCGCCGCCTGCCGCTATTCCTGGCTTTAAGCCGAAAAACCGGCGCGGTGCTGAAACAAAACATTACTCTCGCCATCGACATCAAGGCAGTGTTCCTCGCGCTCAACTTGGCTGGTGAGGCGACGCTCTGGATGGCCGTGTTCGCCGATATGGGTGCCAGTCTGATCGTCGTGGCGAATGGCTTGAGGTTACTTAAATTTACGAAATAATACATTTAGTTATAGCTATTTCTTAAAGTCAAATTTTAGGCACAAAAAACGCCCCGGACCTTTCGGCGCCGGGGCGTGGTGATATGAAGCTGTAGAGCTTCGAGCTAGGTATAGCGCGGCTCTATGACGATTTCGATAGTGCGGCTATGCTTGCGGCCTTGCGTGGTAAGGATGCGGTTTTCCAGCATATAGACGTTCCCGAGCGTGCCACCGGAGAGAAGAATGGTGACGTCGGTATTCGTCTTTTCCGTGCCACCTTGCGCATACGTGGGCGATGGCGTATCCGGGTGTGGATTCACGGTGATGCCATCGGCCAGCTTAACCGCGGCATTGCCGGGAGCATCCACGGTATTGCTCGGCACAATCCAAAGGCTGCTTTGAATCGTGTCGTTGGACTTCGCCAGCTCGCTCGCATAGTCGATTTTGAAATCCAGCAGCTCCGCTGGTCCTTTCGGGAATCGGGTGGGCGTGGTCATGGGGCTACCCTCCGATTATGCTGCGGTGTCGCCTTCGACGCGGATAACCACGGAATCAGCGTTGTAAGCAGCGGCGGCAGCGCTCACGATGCGCTTCACCCATATGGCCTTGGTCTGGCCTGCCGGGATATTGCCGATGGAAAGTGCGTTACCGACGCCGGCAGCGCTGGAGAACGTCACGCTGGTAGGAGCTGTGCTTTCGTTGGCGATCGTCTGTTCCGTGCCGTTGATGGCTGACGAGCCGAGCGCAATTTCCGCGGCAGTATCAGTGCTAGGCGTGTTGGTATTGATGTAGATTTTGGCGTTTTGGAGCGCCAGCGAGCCGTGATTGTTTTTGACGTAGAAGCAGCGGTATTCGGTGTCACCGGCGCTGGATTCAGCGGAGCTCACGTTATCAAACAGATTTTGCACGGTGGCATCGGTAATTTCCGTGGTGGACACGGCGCCGCCGAGTGCTGCGTTAGGGTCGCTGTTAGCAGCGCCGCCGCTTAAAAGAAATTTAATATCGCTTGATGCAATAGGCATAGGTTCTCTCCTGAGGTTGAGGGTTGGTTAGGGAAACGGGGTAAAATTGGCCGTTCAGTGAACGGTGCGGTCCTGCAACATCACGGCATGGGTGCGCGAGGTACTGCTAGCTGTCATGACCTGGCGGCGCGGTATCACCGGCAGAAGATGCTGCGTGGCTGCAATAGCGGCAGTATCTGCCTGCGGCTGTACGGGAAGCACTCGGCCTTCCGGGGTGATTAGCTCGTGTGCGCCGAGGTGCCAGTAGAGCTGCGCGTCGGCGGTGATAAGCTGCTCGATAGCCCAGCGCAGCTCGGTATCATGGGCGGCAATTTGTGTGAGATTCCAGTACGCTGCTATCTCTGCTCCGGCCAGCTTGCGCATATCCCAGCACAATTCCAGCAAGCGCGCCACCGCTGCTACCAAGTGCCAGTTGACCTGTAGCTGGCGAGCGATGGTCTGAATAATCTGCCAGCGCAGATCCCGGCTGACAGAAACGGAGGTGAAAATATCCCAGCGGCATTGCAGTGCCTGAAAAATGGCTTGCAGCACATTCCAGCGCAGCTCTACGCTACGGTTTAACGTCGCAGTGGCGTTCCATTGCAAGGTAATCGGCCGCACGGCGATGCTCACCAAATTCCAGCGCAGATCGGAAGCGCGGCTAATGGCGTTGACGCCATTCCATCGCAGTTCCAAAGTCCGCGCCGCCGTATTGAGCGCACCCGCTACATCCCATTCCAATGAGAGAAGCCGAGTTGCCGACTGGAAGCTATGCCAACGGAGATCGGCCGCGCGCACCACTAGTGCGCTGATATTCCATGTCAGATTAAACCCGCGCTGCGCTAAAGCAATGCTATTCCAGCGTAGATCAAGATTGCGTGCGGCCAATGCGCTGGCGTTCCAGCGCAAATCGATACTCCGCGCCACGCCCGCCACCAGGTTCCAGCGTAGTGTCGCCGTGCCGTTAACAAGCGCCGCGAGATTCCAGCGTGCATCCAGCGCGCGCAACGCTGTGGCGCTGGCGTTCCAGCGAATATCCAACTGCCGGGCAACGCCGGCGGTAAGGTTCCAGCGCAGATCGGCCGCGCGATATACCAGCCCCGCCGCATTCCATCGAGCATCAAGTGAGCGAGCGACCAGCGCCTGAATGTTCCATTGTGGGACAATGTTGCGCGCTGCCGCATTTAGCGTATTCCAGCGGAGGTCAGAATTTCGGGCGACCAAGGCGCTGATATTGTGGCGCAGCTCTAGGGAGCGCCCCACCTGGGCGGTAGTGTTCCAGCGCAGATCGGCGCTTTTTCCGGTAAGTGCCGTGAGATTCCAGCGCAGGACTATTTGCGCGGCAACCGATGTAACCAGGTTCCAGCGCAGATCGGCCACGCGCGTAACCGTGGCAATTAAATTCCAGCGCAAGTGACGCGCCACCCGCACCAAGCCGGTGATATTGTAGCGCGCATCGAGCGCCCGCATGACGCCGGTGACGATGTTCCAGCGAATATCAGCTGATTTGGCGACACTTTGGCCAATATCCCAGCGCAGGCTGCTGCTTGCGCCTACCGTGCCGTCCTCATGCCAGCGCAGATCCAGCGAGTGCCCGACCGAAGTAAGCGGCAGGCTGTAAGTGACTTGGATTTCGAAAGAATCGACGCTGGCCTGCATCGACATGCTTTGCGTCAGGCGCAACGCCACACCGAAGTTGCTGGCGTTTACATCGGCAGGCGTAAGGGTGTTGCCCCATAAATCAGTGCCGCCGCCATAGGTGGCAACCTGTTCGGTAGTCGGCCATGCGCCTGCCGCTTTATTGGTGCCGGTGCGCGTACCGCCTTTGATAAGCTGCACGGTATCATCGGATACTGTGCTAGAAAATTGTTGCGTGCTAACGCGCTCAATATGCACTTCCACGCCGAGAATCGTTGCATCGGCAGGGATGGAAAAGCCGAAATTGGTGGCTTGCAGAAAGGCGTTATTGGTGTTGATGACCGACGGCGTTTGCGTGGCGTAGGCGTTATCTGAGCTGGCGGCATTGGATGGATTGCTCCATGCCGTAGAGCCGGAAACCGAAGCTACAGTGCCCGGTGCGACAAAGCCGGTGCGATGGAGTGTGCTTTCGACATTCCACCGTGCATCAAGATTATGCGCCACGCTGGTAAGCAAATCCCAGCGTAAATCACTAGTGCTCGCTGTGGCAACCAGCACGTTCCAGCGTGCATCCAGCGATGCCAAAACATTGCCAGTGATATTCCAGCGCGCCGTTAAAGATGCCCGCAACCCGACGGTTACGATGGGGATATTGCCTAGCTCGACTTGTGCGCCGTCGAATAGAATCTTACGCGAGCCAAACCGCATGTGTTACGCTTCCGCTAGATAGAACGCTCCTGTCACCACCCCCACGACTGTGCTGTTGGAAAGCCCCAGCAGTTGTAGGCAGGCATCATCCATGATTTCAGGGCAGCAGCCGCAACCGCCAATCAATGTGTTAAGGGTTCGCGGCTGCACTTGTTCAGCCACGAAAGAAAAGTTAGGCAAAATCATCAATGGCTTGAATAACGTCACACCGAAATTGCCTGCGGTGGCTGTAGTCGCGGAAAGCGTTACCGATTCCACTGAGCGGATGCCTGTATCGTCATCCTGCAACGGGATAATAATAAAGCGTGAAGCTGTATTATCGCTTGCCCCGCCGATCACCGCTGGCTTGCTGGTTCTGCCGCTCACACCGGCTTGGTTGGTGTAGGAAATAGTTACAGTGGAGGCCGTGCTTCCTATGGCCGTGTAAATTTCCAGTGCCGCCATCACCCCTTCGCCGCTGGTGTAGCGCGTAAGTGCGGCGGTAGGCAGGTTTGTCGTTTGCGTGGCAGTGGATGTGCCGCTTAATCCGCTTTGATGGGAAAGCCGGTCAACCAACATAAGAGAGGTAAAGGCAGTGGTGGCGATCGATATTTCCGCCTGCGTTAGAAAAAAGCTATTGGTAAGCGATGTCAGCTTGGGTTCTTGCAGCAATGCGCCGGTAGTGTTGGCATTGCAGGCGGCAGCTGCTCCCGGCGCCGTGGCCGCATTGGGCGTGGCCGTCCAGTAGCTCATCGGCCTATTGGCGGCGGTGGTGATCGAGTTTTTGGTAAAGGGATAGGCTCGGCCTTTTTCAACCGATTGCTTTACCGCCTGAAAATCTGCAAGCGCCCCCATGTGTCAGCACTCCGCGAAACCAGCAGCCAGCAGCATTTGCGGTGCAGTGGTAGAGTTCATGAGAATGGCAGCAGATAGGCACGCGCCGGGGTCAATTTTAGGTAGGCCCGGCAAGCCAGAAACGTAATCGCGCCAGAATCCAGTGCCGCTGGCGGTAATGATGGCGATGCCGATGGGCTTTATAATTGTAATCCCGATATTGCCCGCTGTCGCAGTAGTTCCCGCCAGCGTGATGGTTTGCACCGATTGCACACCAGTGTCCCCATCCTGCAAAGGCAGTGGCAACATTCGCTCGGCCTCGCGGTTTCCAGTGCCACCTATAGCGACAGGTTTGGTAGTGCGCCCCGAAACGCCTGCCTGATTGGTATAAGATGCAGTAATGGTGGTCGCCGTGGTTCCAATCAGTGTATAGATTTCCACCCATATCTGATTGCCTTCGCCGCCCGTGTTGCGCGTAAGTGTTCCGCCTACCGTTTGCGCGGAAGTGTTGTTGCCTAACAATCCGCCATCGTGCAGGAGGCGATCGTACAGCAATAAAGCGCCAGGAGCGCTACTGATAGCTCCATGTCCCAGCAGCCACTTATCCCGCCCACCGCTCGCGTCGGTATGCATCAACCCGCCGCGCGTGGTATTGTCAGGCGCAACAGGAGTAGAAGGCACGGCACCGCTGCCACCCCGCGATTTGTTATAACGCCACAGCGATGTCCATTTTCCGGCTACTGTGGCACTTGCAGCGACGGAATCGATACGATTATCAATCCACAGAAAAATATTCTCTGGATTGCCGGAGTTTCCGCCCGTCATCCGATTGATGACATCGCTGAGATCGTTAAAAGCAGCCATATGAAATTACCGCTTTCCGGGCATGGGAGCGCGATCACCGAACCACCAGGTCACGGCGCTGGTAGCAAGGTAGATAATGGCGACGACAACTTGAGTGCGGATATCGGCATCATATTGCTCCGCGGTGAACCAGAGCATGATGACGGCCAAGACCAGCACGATAGTAAGGGCTGGGCGAATCAGGCGCAGCGTGTTCGTTACCCACTGCGAGCCCATGCCGGTTTCGGTGTCATGCTGGTAAGACGCTATGCGCAGATCGGCAGCGGCTTTGGCTTGCGCCACGGCCAGTTCGCGTTCGGATTCCTCTGCGCCGATCTTCGCCTGCAGCTCAAGCAGCTTCAGCTCCTGCTGGAATTTTTGCTTGTTTTCGTAGAAGCCGACGATGCGGCCAATCAGCGTACCGAGGATGCCCGTAGCGCCACCGGATAGTAAAGAGATTAGGAATTCCATATTTTCCCCCAGGTTCGTGGTTTGCCAGTGTCAACGTGTAGAAAGGTTCGGTAGTAGCCAAAGCCGGTGAAGCCGGCGCGCTGGCAACATTTGAGAAGCCGCCATTTATCAAGGCCTGCGATGCGGATATCGAAGGCCTTGCCGAATTTGTGTTGGCTGAGTGGTGCGCCGCCCACCTTGGCGTTATGCAGCGGGTCGCGGTACGCGGAGAGGATGATTAGCGGCTGCCCCATGAGCTCCCGCACATATTCCAGCTTATCCAGCGCTTCCTCGTCGATAAGGATTGAGCCGTCGCCTTTGCTGGCAATTTCGCGCGGAGCAAAATGCTTCCAGCGCCAGGATGCCTGCGGCACCTGGTCGTAATGCTCGTAATACATGGGTAAACTCCTGAATTAAGAGAAAGTCGGCAAATGGTTAACGCCGCCTTGAAAAACCTTCCCCAGCGCCCTATAACTTACTATAAATCAATACAGATAACGGGCGAGGAACATAAAAATATGAAACTGATTAACGCGCAGGTGAAAGATTATAAGTGCATCGACGACTCCAACGTGGTGGAGCTCGGACAAGTGACGTGTATGGTTGGCAAAAACGAGTCGGGCAAAACGACATTCTTGCAGGCATTGACGAAGCTGAATCCGCTGGAGGGCAGCAACGAGTTTGGTGAACTGGATTATCCGCGCAAGCGCCTGCGCGAATACCGTGCGAAGCGAGACGAAGAAGAAAAGGTGTTGGCAGTGTCGGCCACCTTCGAGCTGACAGCGCAGGAATTAGAAAAGCTAGAGCAAGCGTTCGGCCAAGGCATTCTCACCTCACGCGTTTTCAAGGTCAGCAAATATTACGAGGATACGAAGCAGTATTTTAATCTGCCGCTGAATGAAAAAGCTGCGCTTACTCACCTCTTAAATCCGCTTAAGCCCACGGACGCTTTCAAGGGAAAATTCGCCAAAGCGGAAACGGTCGCTGCATTGTGTAAACAGCTTGAAGATACGGCCGAGCCTACTGAGGAAGAGAAGCAGATTCTGGCAAAGCTCAAGGAGAAATTTCCTGAGTCGGTTGTCAAATCCGTCATCGGCAAAATCACCATCCCGAAATTCTTTTACTTTGATGACTACAGCATCATGGCCGGTACGGTTGGCGTAAATCACCTGATGAATAAAGGGGTGGAGCAATATACGGACGGCGAAAAAACCTTTATGGCGTTCCTGAAATGCGCGGGTACGCAGATGAAAGATTTTCAGAACCCGAACAATTACGAAAAGCTAAAGGCCGAGCTGGAAGCGGCTGGTAATGCGATTACCGACGATATTTTTGAGTATTGGCAGCAAAATAAAAACCTGTCGGTGGAAATTGATATTTCGGATGCTTATGGCAGCGATGGCCTGCCCGGTGATTCGGGCAAGGCGCTGCGTGTGCGTATCAAAAACCTTAAGCACGGCGTCACCGTGCCTTTCGATGATCGCTCCAAGGGTTTCGTGTGGTTCTTCTCTTTCATGGTCTATTTTACGCAGCTCAAGCAGAAAGCAGGTGAAGTCATCCTGCTGCTGGACGAGCCCGGCCTGAATCTGCATGCGCGGGCGCAGGAGGATTTTCTGCGGCTGATCGAGGAGCGCTTGTCCGAGAAATATCAGGTAATCTACAGCACACACTCGCCGTTTATGATTCCAACCCAGCATTTCGATTGGGTGCGCACAGTGGAAGACGTCGATGCCAAAGGCACGAAGATCAGCTCCGATGCGCTTAAAAATAACCGCGATACCGTGTTTCCCATTCAGGGCGCACTTGGCTATGACTTGGCGCAGACGCTGTTTATCGGCAAAGATAATCTGCTCGTCGAAGGCCCGTCCGATCTGATTTACCTGCAAGCGATGAGCATAGTGGCCGAGGATAAAAACCATGCGCCACTCGATCCGCGCTGGGTTGCGGTGCCGGTCGGCGGTGCTGATAAGCTCTCAACGTTCATCACCCTGCTCGGTGCCAATAAGCTCAATATCGCGGTCTTGCGGGATTTCGCCAATAATGAAAAACAGCGCGTCGATGCGCTGGTAAAAAGCGGCTTCCTCAAAAATGAGAAGCTGGTGTTGCTTAGTGAGTTCAATGGCGGCAAGGATGCCGATATTGAAGATTTGTTTGGCGAGGATTTTTACGTCAAGCTAGTCAACCAAGCCTATGAGGGCGTGTTGAAGAAGCCGATTAAAGTGGGTGAGCTGCCTGCCGGCAATCGCATCGTGAAGCGCATGGAGCAGCATATCAATGAGCATGAGTTGCTGGGTGCTGGCCGCCGTTTCAATCATTACAAGCCCGCCGTGTTCCTGCAGCGCGAGCTGGCGACGCTGGCAAAAGATATTCCTGATGTGGCTGTGGAAGCCTTTGCTGCCGTGTTTGAACGCCTGAACGGTTTTATTTCGGGTAAGAAATCGCAATCCTCCACCGCGCGCGCCAGCGAAACGGCGTAGCTACGGAGGCTGGCAGATCGTTTCTGCGCAAGCCGTATTGATCTCCTGCTTGACGCGCTTTTCGGTCATTTGTTGAAGTGCTTAACGATAAGATTGATGTTGGTGTCCCCATCGCCGCCGGTCAATTCACCCATCATCCAGCATTCCGCGATATTGAGATTTTTGGGCTTTGCGGGTTGCAGAAAGGTAAAGCCGTCGATATCGAACCAGTTGGTTTTATCGGGGCTGACGCGGAGCTTCACTTGCGCAGTAGAAAACATGCCCCAGCAGTAGATGGTGGCGAGCCCGCCCGTAAAAACGAACGGCTCGCCGATAGCGCCCTTGGTGGCATTCTCAAAAAGTTTCATGAGTTCTCGCGCTTGCGCCGTTCCTCGCGCATGAAAGAATCCATATCGGAGCGGGTTTCTTTCATGCTCAACACCAGCTCGCGCAAAAGCTGAGTTTGAATGTCGAGATTGTTGGTGAGTTTTACGATGGCGTTTTCCAGTGAGCGGCGCAGATACCAGATTTTCACCCCATCTTCGTCGGTGACGGCGTGCCATTCGTGCATCTCATGCACTTCCTTGGCGATGGTATCGAGCAACGAATTGTTCTGTGTGCGCATCCGCTCTTTCAAGAAGCTGAATACTTCGCGTAGAACAAAAAGCGCAAACATGCCGCCCGCGCCTAATTGCAAGAGTTGTTCGTCCATAAAAACTTCCTATCGATTAATTAAGCAAAATCGGCATCGAAGGCTAAAATGTTGTCCGTCTGCACATACACATGGTCTTTTACCGTGCCGCCGGTGTAGCCGTTGACGCGCACATACGCGCCGTTCGATGAGTAAGAAGTGCCGCCGCCGACAATGGCCGAGCTGCTGCCTGTTTTGGTTCCGACGCTGACATGCTGCACGGTTGGATTATTAAGCAGCAGCGCGCCGCTTGGCGCGACACGCATTTCCACCGGGAAGATAATCGGCAAGTCGATTTCGGTAGTGGAGTTGAATGCGCCTTGCAGCCCTTTCCCTAGCTTCTGGTAAGAGCGTTTGCATTTCAGGCGGGTAATCGGCACCGGCTCATATTCAAACTGCGTGGCGAAGCCGCCGAGCTCGAATTGAAACTGCCGGATGAGAAAATCCTTGGTGGTGATTGCACCGCAGTTCATTTGCAGCTCTATCTCGATACCATTGCTGCAATCGCCCATTGCCACGTTTTCATATTTTACGGACGATTCGCTGTTGTCCGGCACGCTGATGCTGCTGGAAGTAGCGATAGTGGTGGTGGCAGAGAAATTGTCGGCGGCATTGGCTTTGCGGATTGTCACCACGCAATTCATGGCCGAGCCGATGTTGTGGTAGAGGCTGCAGGAAAACGAAGCGTTTTGGTTCACGAAGTTTTCTGCATCCTTGGCCTCGATGCGATGGCGAAGGCGCAGAATCCCGGTGCCGGTGATGGTGACAGTTTCGAACTTGACGTAAGCCTTGCCGGAAAATGCGCTATGTGTGAGTTTACCCGCGCTGACAGCAGTGCCGCTGGCCTGGCCTTGGAAGCGATCGACCTTACCGTATGCCCAAGTATTATTGACCAGCGTGAAGTCCTGCCGCTCGGCCGAGGCGCAGTTGCCGTTGGTAATGTAATTCTTGTGGTTGATAGGCGAAAACTCGGAGATCAGCGCCTCCTTCATGAAATTGGTGACGCCGGAATTGCGAATTTTCCATGCAATGTAGAAGTTCGTGCCGTCCGAGGTTTTTAAGGTAAATTCATTATCTCCCAGCAAGCCCAGCTCGGCATAGGTGGTAAAATTCTGCTGGAAGATAAACTCAAGATTCTGCGCGGCATTCGCCTTGTTCATCTGGAGGAAAAACCCAGCGCTGCCATTAATCAGCGCGGATGGTCCAAACAGATTGATAATATGCGTGGCGTGCGGCGCGGTGCCGAGGCCGATGCGCGAAAACTGCGGCGTGGTCAGCGCCTCCATGGTGCTCACCCAGGCCGTGCCGTTCCAGCTATAGAGCTTATCTTCGTCCCTTACCCAAAACGTCAGGCCTTCGGCGGGGACAATGAATTTCCACGCGCCGTTATACCAGGCGACCTGATTATCCTTGCCCGCCCACGCGCCGGTAGCGCCGCTGGCAACGATATAGAGATTCCCACTAACCGGAGAACCCGGCGGCGCGGTCAAATCCTTATCGACAATGCCCGTATTGAGCATGGCATCGAGCATCGCCAACGCCGTATTCACGGTCACTTCTTTTTGCGATTGGCTTTGCTCGACAAGCGTAATGCCGAGATGGTCGGTGGTTGTCATGAGTCCTCTGAATTAGCTGATAGTGGCTATGCCAGGCACACCGCGCCCGACGATGGCCGATACCTGATAAACCTTGATGGTGAAGCTGGTTTGCACCACGCCGAAATCCGCCACTTGCTGCGCGGCGGTGTAAATGAGCGAAGGCGTGGTGATGGCTTCCACCGTGCGCACGATGGTAACACCGTTCATAATCTGCACATGGTAGAGCTCACTTTGCTCATTGAGCGGCACATCGACGCCATCCCGCCACTCCCCGCCGAGGCGAGTGCGACGCACCCAGGTAATCGTCCAGTCATTCGCCGCCGGCGCGTGGCGTGTGCCTTGAATATGCACCGGCGAATATGGCCGCAGCGTTTTGCCGGTATAGGTGAAAACTTGCTCCGGCGTGGTCGCCAGCGTGCCGCCGATCGTCACCGGCTTATAGTGACGTGCCAGCCCGATAAGACTGTTTTGCAGCACTACGCGCATCAGATTGGCATTAAGCAGTACGAATCGCTCGCCCAGCGCATGCGTGGCTTGCTCGTGCTCGGTGCCTAAGCGTCCGCGCAAAAGCGAGGAAAGCCGATATTTCTGGTCGGCCAGCAGCTGCGCGTTGGCGAACTGGATAATCTCATTCCCCAGCAGCGCCACATTTCCGCCATTGAGCACGCCGAGCTCCGATATGCTGGCAAGGCTGCCGTGCTGCAAGAGCACGTCCACGGTGCTGCCGTAATCCCATAAATTGCCTGCCGCTCCGGGCGGCAAGACAGTCAGCGCCCCGCCAATGGTGTGCTCGGTATTGCTGGCGGAAAGCACAAGAAAGGTATTGCCCCCGGTTTCACCGCCGTCATCGGAGCGGTAAATCACCGCGCCTTGCCAGTTTTCCCCTTGCGCTACCACGCCAGCGCGCAGGATGCCTGCGGGGTCAGTGTCATTGGGGAGTGCTGGAATGTCTATCAGCTCCAGCCGTGTGCCAGGAATAAGGGTGCCGGGCTGAGAGATCGGCGGCGTCACGCCCGGAGGTGTGTAAAAGTCGTAGGTGGAAACGTCCTCGGCCACAGCCGAGATTTCCATGAGGCCATTGCGCTCGATCTTGGTGGATGTGACGCGCATTAAATAGTTAACGCCGTCAATCGAAATGGTAATGTTATCGGTCGGCTCGATGCGCGAATATTGAGGCGGCACCGTCAGGGAAAACGATACGCGCGCTGTCCAGGCATTGTAGAGCGTAATATCTGCAACGGATTTGGCGTACTGGTCGGTAGCCACCACCGGCACGTTAATGCCGACGATATCGGCTGCTTTCACTGTCTGGCGCTGCGAGAGCTGTGTGCCGGGGTCATAATTGGCCGTGCGGCTGATATAGGTAATACTCACCTCCCGCGGCAGATCCAGCTCCTGCTTACGGGTAATTTCCATCTGCTCGCGGGTGTTGCCGCTTTTACCCGGCACCAGCTCGTCCTGCGTGATGGTGGCAATGCTTTGCCCGCCGCGCGGCACGAATTTGGTAAGGCCATCGGATTCTACCGCGTCGAAATTATACATCGCCTGCAGGTGCTCAATACGCTGGCGGCAAGTCAAAATCTGCGTAACGACATATCCATCCAGGCTTTGCGTTAGGCGGGTTACGTCATAATCGGTGGACTGATAGCCAACTCTGCGCATGAACAGCGCGATGACGGCGCCGAGCGTGGAAGTGCCTAATTTCCCCTGCACCCAATGACCGGTGCGCCACAGGCCAGAATCCGCCCACACGTTTGCCAGATCCGGCCAGAAGGGATACGGCCGCGCGTCAGCGGTCCAGATAAAGCGGCGCGGAACCAGGCCGCTTTTACCCGCTTGAGCGTTGCGCGCGGCAAGATAGTCGAGGGTTGCGTTAAGCGCGATGCGCTGCGCCTGAAAATCGACGCGGCCTTTACTCCCGCGCGGGAAAAAAGACTCCGCGGAGGAAGGGTCGTAAAAGACGTTAGGTTGATTCGTGCATCCGTCCACACTCGGAAAACCGAACTCGGTAAACCATACCGGCTTCATTTTTGCGGTCCAAGCAGTGCCTGCGCCGCCCGGATTGGTATGCGTGTTCGCCCACCAGTATTCGAGGTTTTTTACCGCAAAGGCAGGATTGCCGCCAAAGCTGGTTTGCACGGTGCGCGTGCTGTTCCAGAAATAATCCCAATCCTCGCCTTTTTCCCAGTATTCCTTAATAACGTCTTCGGTAATTTGGCTTTGCGGCAGATCGGGCGTAAGCGCAAAATATGCGTCGATACCTACGAAATCGATGCTGGACGACGCCCAAAGCGGGTCCAGGTTATACCAGCCGCCCGGCGCATGATGGTATTCACTCCAATCTGCGGCATAAGTTACTTTAACGCCCGCGCCGACAGCGGTTTTGACGGTAGAAGCAAGGCTTACAAGTTGCGTAACAGCGGGATAGCTACCTGCCGATGGCGTGAAATTTGTCATGCCGATCAGCTCGGAGCCCATGACAAACGCATCGAGATTATTTTTAAGGAATACGCCGCCAATATTCAGGTTGGCGTAATGCGTGATGAAGGCGTTATAGCCGTTGGTTTTGGTGAACCAGTTATTACAGTCGGTGGTATTCGCCGGCGCGATACGCCCGCGCCATGGCTTTGGGTCAGGCGTAATCTGGTCCACGAAAATCATGGGGTAAAGCATGACTTTCAAGCCCATCGCCTTGAGCTTTACACACAAATCTAGCACAGACTGGTCAGAAGGCGTGCCGCCGTAAGTGGGCGTGCCGTCGCCAAATTGCAGTACTTGCTGTGCGGTGGCGCGGGTTAACCCGGCGACGGTCCAATCCTGCGGTGTGAATGTGGTGGTGCTGGCAGGATTTTCGACCTTCGGAATGATGGTGCAGGTGCCGGCATCGGTCGAGGTGGCGAACCAGCTCACCACCAGCGCAATCCACTCTAGGTTAGGAAATGTTTTTTTGAGCTGATCGACAGCGACATTGACGTTAGCCGTCGCATCGAAATTGTGCATGTTGAGCGGCACTTTGGGACCGCTCGGCACAACTTGCATTCCCGCCATTTCCGTGTTTTGCTTATAGATAATGGAAGGTGAATAGACGAACTCGCCCGCACCGGGAATCAGCACCAGGTCGGTGACTTTATCTTCCACCGCGGGCGTAAAGCGGATATTGCGCTTTACCTCGAAGCTGAAATTGGGAATGCGGTTGCCATAGGCCGCAAGCGGAAAATCCTGAATGACGACATACGCCAGGCCACGGTAGGCAGGCACATTGCCAGCGCCTTCGAAGCCTTCCATGACAGGATCTGGCGTTTGCGTTTCCGTGCCGAGATAAACGCTATATTTGCCTTGGCTGGCCTGCAATACGCTGTCATCGAGAATTTTAGCATCCGCGTACACGCGGGTAATTTCGTCCAGCGGCCCCTCGCATACGGCGATCGCCAGCGTGACGAAATACTCGTAGGACACTTGCGTTTGCGTGGTGGTAGCGCTTCCACCGCCACCGCCTTTGCCGCCCTGCTGCGTGCTGGTGGTTGTGGTTTCTATCCGCACTTCCTTTATCGGCCGCGCCCAGATGACGTTTCCCGCCAGCCGCGCTTGCCCGTACACTTCGGGAATGACCTTGCCGTAATTCGACGTCTGGATGCGCAGGTCAGAAAGGCGCGGCCCCTCTACGGTAGGCAGATTAATGGTTTGGTCGCTGCCAAAGGTGCCGCCGAGCTGCGCGCCGATGCCGAAGCCGATGAGCGCGCCCTGTGGACCGCCAATAACAAAGCCAGCGGCTGCGCCGATGACAGGTAATACTACGCCAGCCATGCGTTACGTCGTGTTTAGAGATTGGGGAAGCGGTAAACGGCGACGATCATGCGCCGCCAGGTATCATTCAGGCGGTGCTCGACCACCTTGCCGATGTTGGAATAGCAATGGATGATTCCCTGAGCGCCATCCGGCATCTCTGCAAGGAACCCGACATGCTGCGGGTCATTATGGAAACGAATGAGCGGAATATCCCCCGGCAAGGCCTCCCCTATTGAGGGGAGTTCGCGCAAATGCAGGGAAACCGCCGATTTTAATCCTCTGCCATCCGGCAGGGGGGAATAATTAGGCTGGTCATAGTCCGCCAGCGGAATTCCTTTCTCATCGGTTAATTCGAGCTCGCGCGCAACGCCGACGATCAGGCCAAGGCAATCACAGCCCACACCTTTCACGCGGCCTTGGTGATGAAAAGGCGTGCCGAGCCAGCCACGCGCGGCGCGGATAATATCGTCAGGTGTTACGGTCATCGGAAAGTGCCAGCGGTTTTTAGCATGGCGTCGGTGCCAGGAATATGCGGCTCACCGCGGAAATTCGCCACGTTGTTGAATTTTGCCTTGCAGGTAGGAAAGAGCTTGTCGCATCCGGCTATCACATTGAAGGTATCGCCGTTTGCGATGGCATAGGGCATCGGAAGTGCCAGCACGATTTGCTTATTGGCAAATTCCTTAATCTCGCGCCGCAAGCCCGCATTGGCGCCGGTGAGCCATTGCACTTCGCCCCCGGTGAAATAGCCCGCCGCCTGCGTTAACGCATTGGAGGCGAATATCAGGCTGCTGGTCACGGTGTTGACCGTGCCGGCGAAAGTGAATGATGCAAGATTCACCGTGCAGCGCGCATCGCCTAAAATAGCGCGGCAGGACGGGCTGAAAAGCTGGCCGATATGCTGCTGCATCAGCTCGGAAAGCCCGCGCAGTTCGGCCACGAACGTGTCTTTTTGCAGCCGCACTTCACCGAGTTTTCCCCGGCGCATCATCATGCGGTCTTGTGTCAGGTCGTTGTAATTGACTTGGAACACCTCGACTTCGGCAAAGTCGTAAAGGCCTGCCATCAGATCCGGCGCAGTAATATAGCCAGGCTCCAGCACGCCCTGCACATCGACGTTATCTACGGAGAAATCGTCTTTGGATTCGATGCTGGAAGGCGTGAAGCCAACGATGCTCAGATAGGTCAGGCTGGCATAAACCAGGTCTTTGTCGCAATCGGTATAGGTTTTGACCACGCCATCTGTGCGGGTAATTTTCCAGCACGTCGCAAGCGTGGTTACTTCCCCTTGAAGATGCGCGTTGAAGGATGGGCTTACGGCGCGCATTATTTTAGCTCCACTAGCGTGATGCCTTCCCAGCTCCGGGTGCCGAAATCGTCAATGCTGGGGTCGAGGTGATCGATATCGAAGCGCACTGGAACATCGAACTCAAAATCCGCAGTGACAACGACGCCTGCGCCCGGCGCTACGGTGAAGGTCACAATGCCGGTGGTGTAGTTGACGCTATAGCCGCTGCCTTGCAGCACTGCGTTCAGGTAAATTTTGAGTGTGCCGTTATTTACCGGCTTGCTGATGGTGCGCGTGACGGTGACGCTGCCGCTGGTGTATTTTTTTACCAGTTGGAATTGCGTGACCGTGCCGTTTCCGGTGCCGAGGTTCTGGCCGGCGGCTTGGTAATCTGTCCAGTCCTTAAAGCGAAAGCCTATAGCCCGCCCTTGGCGCGCGCGGAAGAACGCAATCAACTCGTCCAGCTGCGCAGGCGTTTTGACGCCATGCGATACGCTGTAGCGGGCGCGCGCCTGACTCCAGTTGATATTGCGCTGTTCTTTAGCGGAAAATAACTCTACGATGTCCGTTGAAAATTCTGGCCCGCCTCTTGCGCCGTAGGAAATATCGGCAGGGAATTGAATTTCCTCAATAGTTGGCATTAGAAACACACTATAGGCTGTTAATTTTATATTTACCAACAGCCTTTAGTATGTTATATACTCGGAAAGTAACATACTATAAGGTGTGGATTATGGCTGATTTTCTACAGATGCAGCGGCGTTCGCTGGATAAGCACATGCAGGCCATCCAGATAGGCGAAGTGCCGAATGGCGGCTGGATACGCGCAGTACGCTCGGCGCTCGGCATGAGCGTGCGCCAGCTCGCGGTTCGGCTCGGCATCAAACAACAATCGGGCTCGAAGCTGGAAGCGAACGAAGCGGACGGCTCCATTACGCTGAACTCGCTGCGCAAGGCAGCGGAGGCGATGGACTGCCGCTTTGTGTACGCTATGATTCCAAACGGCAGCTTGGATGAAATCGTGCGCAGACAGGCAATGAAGAAAGCAGCAGAGGCTTTTGCGCCTATCCACCGCACCATGACGCTTGAGGCTCAAGCATTGCCCGATAACAGCGAAGTGGTGCGTGATGCCGCCGAGGAATTGATACGCAAAAATTCTAAGAAGCTGTGGAACGCATGATTGACTTTGTTTATATCCCCGGCCAAACGCCGCTTACCGAAGAAGAAAAACGCGACCTCATCCCGAGCTTGGCAACACGCGAAGATCTGGATGCGTGGGAACAGCAGAACATCATCGAAGCGCGCGAGTGGCTGATGAAAAAGAGCACGCTTGCGCGGAAAGTAGCTATCCGTGAGGATTTTCTGTTGGATTTGCATAAGCGCATGTTCGGGCGCGTCTGGCGCTGGGCGGGCAACTATCGGCGCTCGGATAAAAATATCGGCGCACCGTTTTACGAAGTGCCTATCCAGCTTCGCCAGCTACTCGACGATGCAAATTATTGGCAGGAGCATGACAGCTTCCCGGTGCGGGATATGGCGATCATGCTGCATCACCGGCTGGTAAAGATTCACCTGTTCGCCAATGGCAACGGCAGGCACTCCCGCCTGTGCGCGGATGCGATTGTCGCACAGGCGGGCGTTGAGCCGCTTAGCTGGGGCGGCGGCGATCTGAACAAGCCGGAAGAACTGCGCCGCCGGTATATTTCGGCGCTGCAGGCAGCGGATAGCGGTGATTATGCGCCGCTGCTGGATTTCGCTTCTTAAAGGTTTCGCTTCGCCCGCGAAATGGCGCGCGCGGCATCTGAGGCAATCTGGCCTTGGCTGCGCTTGAATGAAACAGCATCCTGCGTCGTCACGTTCAGATTAACTACGATGGTATCGCCGCCTTGCGCGCTGTTGTCATTGGCCGAACCGCCATAACCGTTCGGCACATAAAGCTCGCGCCCGCGCTCGCCTCCCAGATAGGTCATGCCGGCAGTAACGTCACCGCCGCCAGCACGGAAACCGCCGAACTTTCCCGCCATCGCAAGTGCGACAATATCCTGCGACATACGACGTGGAATATTGTCATTAGACACGTTCGCGGCACGGCGGAATACATCATTGGAGATAATTTCGCCATCCACCGGCGGGATAAACAGCTCCGGCCCGCGCTCGCCTACGATGATCGGAGTGCGCGCACCCACTGAGCCGCCATCTGCAAAGAATCCGATAAGGCTGAAAATGCTGCTAGCGAGATTAAGGATGCCGCCGAAACCGCCACCACCGCCGCCGAATAGACCGGAAAACATCCCGCTAAGGCCGCTGAAAATACCGGAAAGGCCGGAAGTCAGCCCAGAGAATAATCCGCCCAGGCTGGAGAGAAACCCGCCGCCCGCACCGCTGGGCGAAAAGACATTGCCGAGCATGCCGAGAAAGCCACTGCTGCCCGCGCTCTGTTCGCCAAAGGCATCGGCAAAAAACTCGCCTTGGTTCGCGCCGAAATTATCATTGGCCGGTTGCAGCCAGGGAAGCGGCGCTTGCTGTTGCTGCCAAGGTAACGGCGCCTGCTGCGGCTTGCCGAAAAGCTGGCCTAAAAGACCGCCGAAGCCGAGGAAGGTATTGCCGGAAGCATTGCCTTGGCTGCCGCCCCCGAAAATACTGGAAATAATGCCAGAAAGCAGACCGCCGCTGCGCTGGCCGCTGGCATCCTTCTGGCCGAGTATCGCGTCCATAATCGGGCGCGCGGTGATTTCGGTAAGCGTTTTGAAATATAAATCCTTAAAGCCGGAAAGCATATCTTTCCATCCGGCCTTGCCTTTGGTGAATACGCTTTGCAGGCCGTTCTTAAACACGCCTTCGAAGTCATTATTGAATTGCTCGGTCAGGCGCTTGTTTTCGCGCAGCACCGGGTCTTGCGCCTCCAGCTCCTTGCGTAAGCCTTCCGCCTTGCGCCGGATGGCCTCGAACCCTTCCGCCGTTTGCGGCTGCAGCCGCGTCAGTTCCTCCATGGCGCGGTTATATTTTTCCTGCGGTGTCAGCGTTTCTTCGATGAGCTGCTTGATGGTGCGCCGCGATTGCTCCATTTCAAAATCGCTGGCGATTTGAGCTTTCGTATCCTCAATATTTCGGCGCTGGGCGACGGTAAGTTTGTCATAGCTGCCTACCGTGTTACGGATAGCCTGATCGACTGCATTTAGGCGCTGTCCCAGCTCATCCAGGCCTGAATCGGCCAGCCTGTCGGAGGAATCGTTACGCAGTTTCTTGAGCTCGCTTTCCAGTGAGCGCCCGCTGCCTTTGCCCGCGCTGCCGGTAGCGGTCTTAAGCAAATCCAAATCGACTTTCGGCGGTGCGGCGGGCGAAGGAATTTTGGGTGCCGTGGCGGTAGCTTTTTCCGCCGGGCTTTTGCTTTCTGCATTGGCTGTCGCGCCGCTGCCATTCTTGGCCTTGTCAGTTTCGCGCTGCAGGCGGTTGGCTTCGCCGACAACATCATCCACCAGCCCGCGGAAATAGTCGATGACGCCGCTGAATGTATCGACGACATAGTTTTTTATGTTCTGGAAAATGCCGGTAATGGCATCGTAAAGGCTCTGGAACACGCCGGCGATGGCGTTCACCACTTCGCCGATATACTCCGCTGCCGCTTGGATGGCGGTGCTGATGGCATCGTAAATGCTCGAAAACACCGCTGCCACCGGCTCCAGAAGCCCGCCGAAGTAATTTAAGGCCTGATCGACAGCGCTGCCTACCGCTTCGCTCACGGCGTCAAAAGCAGAGCTGGCGGCACTGGTGATGCTGTCCCATATTCCTGAGAGCGCCGCGCCGAGGCTCGAGAAAGCCTGCATAACGCTATCGGCCGCGCTGCTTAAGCCGCCGCCAATCCAGCTTGCAAGCTGGGTGACGTTATCCATCACCCGCTGCGTGACCACGTTCCAGGTTGCCTGTACGATATTGCCGACACTGGCATTAAGCGGTCCCAGCGTGACGAGCGTATCCTTGAAATAAAGAAATGTGGCGACCACCGCGGCAATCGCCAGCACGATTAAGCCGATGGGTCCGAGCATGAGGTTGAAGGCCACGCCCAGCGCGCCTGCGGCAACCGATAATCCCTGCATCGCTACCGCTGCCAGGCCGTTGATCGCCGGAAGCGCCATGATGCGGGTGGCGAATCCTGCCACAGCGCCCGCGGCAGTGGTGATAGCGCTTGCCACTTTCGGCCCGTTGATGCCGAGCAGTCCCAGCGCGGTATTGAACAGATATGTGCCTCCCGCCGCCGCTTTCGTGGCAAGCGACGCGCCGCCGGTAGAAGTTGCGATTTTCTCACCTGAAATCATGTAGAGATTGGCAGACCGTGTAGCTGCGGCCATGCCGGTGGCGTTAGCGACTGCCTCAATCGTGCCTGCGCGCAGCGCGCGCGCCGCGTTGGTGCCGACCGTTGCAAGCAGCGTGAAAAAGGTGATAGTGCGATTAATGGCAATGCCTGCCAGCGCGATCGCCAGCAGCTCGGCATTATCGGCAATAAGCTGCAGCACTACGGCCAGTGCTTTGCCGAACACCAGCGCCGCGTCACTATTGGCGAATACAATGAGTTTATCGAGCAACTGGTTGAAGGCAGGCGCGGCCTCGGCGCCGACCTTACGCAGGAATTCATTAAAGCTATTGCGCAGGATTTGGATTTTGCCTGCCGTGGTTTCAAAGGCCTTTTGCGATACGGAATTGAGATCGCTGTTTTCCTGATAGGCTTTATTCGCCTCTTTCACGCGCTCGGTCACACGCCCGAAATTGACCGCCAGCAGCGGCAGCACGGCGTTGATTTCCGTGCCGTTTAAGCCCAGCGAGGCAAGCACGTTTTCGGCATTGCCGCCTTGCTCGATGACGCTTTGCAGCCCGCTGACGAATTGCAAAAACGCGCCGAACGCATCTTCCTGAAAGGCTTTTTTGAATTGGTCGCCGGTGGTGCCAGCCAGTATGCCGAGCGTGCGCAGATCCTCGCCACCGGAATCGGTAGCGCTTTTAAGCGCAAGGAAGGTACGCAGAATAGCCGAGCGCGCCAGCTCAGGCTGCTGTCCGAATTCACGCATAGCCGTGCCGAGGCCTACCAGGTTGGCGCTCGATACCTTGAATTGTGCCGTGCCTTTGGACAGCTCGATGACCATCCGGGCAATTTCCGATTCCGAAGCGGCAGAAGTGCGGCCGAGGTAAACGATGCTTGAAGCCAGCCGGTCCACGGTGCCGATATCCTCTCCGGCCACGTTGATGACGCGCGCCAGAATGGTAGCCGCTTCTTCTCCCGCCAGGTCGCTGGCGAATCCCAACTTAGCGACGGTTTCGGTGAATTTAAGAATATTGGCGCTGCCCTCGATGCCGAGTTGCCCGGCGGAAGCGGCAATGCCTAAAAGCTGCTCGCGCGCTACTGGCAAGCGTTGACTCATGCGAATCAAATCATTGCCGAGATCGGCCAACGCCTGCCCGGTAATATCGGTAGTCTTGCTAACATTCGCCATGCCGCGCTCGAACTCCACGAAGGAGCCGATGGAACGGCGCACGAAATCGCCAATGCCGATACCGGCGATAGCCCCCTGCACGGAAAACAGACTTTGCTTAAGGCGGTTAAAACTGCCGTCAAGCTGATCTGTCATTTCGCGCGCACGGCGGCGCACGCCTTCGAGCTCGGTATTAACGACCCGCGCGCCTGCCTGCGCGCCACGCGGGTCGATGGTTACGACAAGTCTGCTTTCCACGATGCTACTGTTTCAGCTTGGATTGGTTACGTTTGTTGATGTGCTCGACGAATTCCGCATCCATGGCGCGGATGAGCTGGAGGAAGCGGTCTATGTCGTCCACTTCATAAAGACGGATATATGCTTCCAGCTCGGTCAGGGGGATGCAGCCCACGCCCATGCCGGCGCTGCGGCTTGGCGATAGGATGATAAAGGCGTCGCGGATATCGAGCACATCCGCAAACACCTCCGGCTCTTTAGCAAGCGCCGAAGGTGTCACGCCTTCCTTTTCTTCTAGGTGCCGGAGGAACTTGAGATGTTCTCCCCATTCGACGTTCCATCGGACCCACTCGATAAGTTTTTTTCCGCTTGCTCCAGGTGCTCCTGACGGAACAGCTCGGCATCGCTGGCGAGGTCAACCACCTGGTCGCGGAAATCGGCCAGCTCCGGGTCGGAGAGAATTTTCAGCGCAGCGGCTTCGCTATACGGCACTTCCTGTTTGTCCAGCACCAGGTTTTCCCAGCCCAGCAGCACCGTTTTGGCGAGGCATTTAGCGAGGATGGCGTTTTCCGTCGCCTCCTCGAGAGTGCGGTTGCGGATCTGGCGCTCATGAGGTTTCGTGAGCCTCTGGTAGAGTTTGCGAAAATTAGGATTTTTGAGGCGAGCAATTTTGAGTTTTAAGCCGCCGCCCAGGTCTTGCGACCATACGCCTTCAATTTCCTTTTGCGGGTCTGTGGCAAACAGTGTGCGGATATCGTTCATGGTTAGGCTCCTTAAAGTTGGTTAATAAAAAATGTGGAAAACACCGCTTACGCGATGCGATCGAGCTGGATGGTGAAGTCGTAGGTGGGATGGCGCAGCGCCTGAAACTCAATGTCTGCCATGACGTCCTGATCGGCCGCGCCAGCGGTCAGCTCGCCCTTGGTCAGCTTCACCCGCGGCAAGGTGAGGATGTAGTTGTTGTTGGCCGCATCGGTGAAGCGGAAGGACAGCGAGGTTTCAGTGCCGACGATATATTTGGAATACAGGTCGCTCGCCAAGCCCTCGAAATAAGCAGAGAGTTTGCCGGTCACGGTGGCACGGCCTGCGCCGATGCCAGCATTACCGAGCACGCTGACGGCTTTTTGTTGCCGCAGCTTATTATCGAGATTTACTGAAAACTCCTTGAGCTTTCCGGCAAACAGCGCGCCGCCTTCGGAGATGTAGGCGACGTTGTTCACGGCATTGAGCACGTCTGCGGTAGGTGCCGCCACCGGCCCGCCGGTGCTGATAGTGACGGCATTGAGCGCCGAACCTTTCCCGAGCATATTAAGTACGCCGGTCATGATTTCGCCCGCCGTCAAATTGAGCGCCATAGTGTTGACGCGCATGCCTGTGAAGGCCTTGAACTTGGTGACGTCGGCAAAAGCTACTTCCATCGAAAAGCTCTTGGCCGTGACGCCGTTACGCAAGGTTTGGCCTTTGATGGTGCGGCCTGCCGCTGCCGATTCGTTCACCAGCGCGGTTTCACCTTTTACGGTGATCGTGCCGGCAGCGACGGTGAGGACTTGGAAAAAGCCGTTATTGGCCGGATTAGTGAAGCCGGAAGTGCGAATCCACTGGCCTGCCTTGATATTGCCAGTGATAAAGCCGTTGGCAGAATCGGTGAAACTATCCGGCGAGCCCGAAACAGCGGCGAACGTGCTGCCGGTCATGTTGGTAGCGGTAAGCCAGGCATTGTAAAACGCCCCGGCGAGCAGATCGTCCGGCGCACCGTAGGACACCTCGAAATTGATGTTGCCGCCCGGTTGCGCGTCCGTGCGGATAAGGTCGGTGATTTGGCGGTCGGAGCGAATTTCGTTCGACTGTTTGGTATCGATGGAGAAATTCAGCGTTTCGCCGGTAAAGCGCATTGCTTTGAGGGCGGCGGCGGGTGTGGTGCCCCAGGTTACTTCCTCAAGATAGTAAAGCTGGGAACGAGCGGTATCTGCGAATGGCATAGGAGTCTCCTTGTTGGGTTGGGGCTTAGAACGACAAAAGGCCATGCGCGGGATGCGCACGGCCTTTCTTGAAATGCGAACAGGCTAAACGAGCTGGTCGCGGAAAAACGGATAGGAAAGATTTACACGCCAGTAATTTTCGTCTTTGCCGAGATCGCGGCGCTGTGCGGCACGACAGGTAATTCCGCTAAAATTTTGCGCCCGGAAAATGCCCTCTATCGTATCGGCATACTGGTCTATGGCTTTCAGGCCTTTATCTAGAGGCACGAAAATATCCACGCTGATGACGCCGGGATAGCGTATTAATCTTTGCGCGCCCATGCTGCGCAGGCTGGCGTCGCCATTGAGAATATGCAGCGCCACATAGCCTGCCGCTGCTTTGTCGGCGCGCAGATTATCGAACACGACAGGAACGGAGGGAAAGGCCGCGCTCCAATCGGTAGCGAATTTAGACTGAATGGCGTTGCGTTGCGCGGTATAGGTCATGTTTTGCCTTCCAGTTCCGCCAGCGTGGTACGAACCATGCCATTCGGCGCTTGCTTGCTGCCGCCATATTCAAGCGTGCCGATGTAAGGCAGATTGTTGGCGATGCTGATGGAAGAAAACGGCTTGGCGCTGTCGATAACGCCTGTCCCGCGATTGATGGATTCCGCAGTAGCCTGTTCGCGCGACAGGGAAGCGGAAATTTCTACCGTTTCGGATGGCACGGCGTTTACCGCGGTCATCCAGTTGCTGCGCGCCCGCCCGGTATCGACAGGCGTTTTATTGACGACTCCGGCAAGCACCTGCATCGCTACCTTTTTGACGCCTGCAAGATGATCACCAGGCACTTTCACCTCGGCGAATAGCCTAAGGTCTTTGTCAAAATCGTTGATATTGCTAGGCATTTAGTTTCTCACTTGCAGCGTATGCAGGATGGGCGTATCGCCCGCGTAATCGCTTTTGACGTTGATGATCAGCAAGCTCTGCCCGCCGAGAATGAGTGTATCGCCTTGTTGTGGAGTGACGCTCAGGCTTCCGGCCGCGATGATGATGCGCCGATCGCCTGCCTTCACCAGCCCCTGCGCCACATGAAATTCGCTGTAACTTTCGATAAGGCCGCGCACGGCAAAATCCGTGCTCGATGCCGCCACGTCGCCGGTGGCGGGATTATAGGCAGAAGCTCCCGGCTTGCGCAGGGTCATGGCAGCACCGTAAGTTTCGATGCTGTCCTTAGCGAAGGCGAGAAAATCGGTGTCGAAGCTCATGCTCGGAATAACTCTGCGGTGGGTGAATCTTTGAACAATCCGGCCAAAATTTGCCGCACGATGGGAAAGGTGCGCTGTGAACTCGCCCGGTCAAAGTATTCGATTTCGAGTGAAGCGACTTTCTGGCGCTTCACATTGCCGCCGCGCGCCAGGGATGGTGAGAGCGGTTTGTCGAGCGCTTCCAGCGCCAGCTCACAGGCGGCATTTTTTACGCGGCGCGGCACCGAGTCGGTGTCGATTGGCCTGCCTTCGCGGTCATAAACCAGGATGCGCGGCCAGCCTAATGCCTGCTCGGTGTATTTGATGTGGCCGAGCCAGTAAAACTGCGCGTCCAGAAAGGAAGTGGCGTAAAGAATCGCCGCCTCCTTTTCGGGGTTGGTCTTCCCGGCCCATACCGCGTTGTTGCGCTCGGAAAAATAGGTATTGGCTTCCGAGAGCGACACATAGGCATTGGCGCCGGGCAGACCTGTCCCGTCTTCAACGGTCAAAACCATGAAGATAGTCCTTACTTAGAGTTAGGTTTTTTGTGAGGTTGCGCTTTGGCCGCTGCCTCTTTCGCTGCAGCTTCTTTTGCCTCCGCCTCTTTCTGCTTGGCAGCCGTATCTCCTTTGCCTTCGCCGTCTTTTTCCAAGCCATCCGGCGCGGGTTCTTTTACAGCTTCCGATACGCTTAAGGTCTCTTTGGCAGGTTCGCCTTCCTGTCCAATGCCGGCAGCGGGTGCGCCAGAAGATTCACCAGCAGGCGTTCCAGATTCCGTCGGCGGTTGCACGAGCTGCGACAGCGGTGTAGGCACCAGCACGATTTCCGAGCCTTCCGGTGGCAGGGTAATGCCGCTAATATCCGGCACCGGCGGCGCAGGTGGATTGGCAGGTTGTTTGCTGTAGGCCGCATCATATTCCGCGCTTTTTTGCTTGAGCTCATGCGCCGGGCAAACATCGTGATAGCGACAAAGAATACTGGCCGCGGCATGTGCGTCCTGTGCAGGCAAAGTGCATACGCCGTCGATGAACTGGTAAGCACCGATAGCGAGGGTTAAGCCACGGTTAGGCCCATAGGTGGTGAAACGTGCGAGATTATCTTGAGACATAGGAAACTCCGATTAAGGGTGAAAGAAAAAAGGCGGGAGCAAGCCCCCGCCTTTTCAGGTGAGAACGGCGTTAGTTGGTGATGCCTTTCAGCGCAGCGAGGCCACGCAGAGAGAACAGCGCCATGCCGCAGTACCACTTGACGCGGGTGATGGTTTCGTCCTTCGTTTCCGAAATACCCACATCGTCGATCTGGATGCCGGCTTGGTCATTCATGGCAGTAAGGCCAGAAATACCGTGCGTCATCGAGCCATCGTCCAGGGTGCCTGCGAAAATCGTGGTGCAGGCCGTGCTCGAGCCCTGGGTCTGGTTGATCGGGATGTAGTCGTTACGGAAAATCGGGATATTGCGGTAAGCAGGAACTTGCTCGCCGCTCGGCAGCGTCACCACATCACCTATACTTGCCCCGCCCAGCGCGCGCAGAAGCGCGAGATAGGCACGCAACGGCCGCGCGTGCATCAGGAGGTAATCCACTTGGCCGTCCTTGTCGGTTACAAGGTCGATCAGCTGGTCCAGATAATCGAACTTGAGCACGTCACCGTTACCAGCACCTGCGTTAGCAGTGATGGATTGCGTCGGGTCCACCAGGCTTAAAAGCCCAGGGAACGTGTCGCCGGTGCCGTCGCCGTTGATCATCGAGTCCTGATACTTGCGGCCTACGGATTCGGCCTTCGAGCCCACCTGCACCGCCTTCTGGTCGGTGATGTTGGAGCGCGTCGCCTGAATCAGTCCGTTAACTTCCGCATCGCCGAGAAGCGTGGTGAGGCTGGAAGTTACGGGCGTGAAGGTCGCAGGGTTTTTGGCGGTGATGGTAGTGCCGACGCCGGAAAACTGCGCATCGCCCAACGCATTTTCACGGTTATAGGCCAGCGCATTGCCTTCGATTTCGGTGAAAGGCAGGAGCTGGTAGAAGCGATTGATGGTGATGACGTTTTCGATCACGCCAGCAATCAGCATGTTTTGGGAGAGCTTGGCGCTCTCCGCAAGAGTTACGGAAGACATAGGGTTTTCTCCTTAAGGGTGAATGTTGAACAATCACCAAAACTTTGGCTCGCCCGCTGTTTTGGACGTTTTTCTCGCCCGGTTTTGGCTTTGGCTCACCCGCCGCCTTCCTCGTGCAATAAAAAAGGCGCGCCGCCTCGCGCGACACGCCTTCAAAAAAGTGGTGTCAGGGTGTCAGCGTTTCTGCTGCTCAAGCCCTAACTGAATCTTCTGGGTAGGCGTCAGATCCTCCGGCTTCGCCTGCGAAAGATTGGCCGTGTTCTGCTTGCCTGCCGACGCGCCGCTGCCGGACGCACCACTGCCCTGATAGAATTTAGGCCGCGCCTTTTTGAACGTGTCGGTGAAATAGCCATCCAGCGTTACGCCAGAGAGCGGCTTGCCGGCATCGTCCTTGACGATGACATGATTATCATCCCCAAGCTCGAAGCGGTTTTTGGTAAGCGTGAGCACGTCGTCGATATCCTCTGCGAACACGCCGGATTTGGCAATGGCGCGCCGCAGCTGGTCGTCGAGGATATAGTTACGCATGCTGCTTTCCGTCTGCGTGACTTTGCCGGTGAGCTCGGCCACGGTTTTGGAGTGATCCGTTTTTAGCGCATCGATGGCCTTGTTGTGGTTTTCCTTCGCTTTCGCCAGCGCTTCCTCGTACTTGCCCTTGGCTTCGAGCGATTCTCTCTCGCGTTGCTCCTTCTCGGAATCCCACTCGGCTTGTTTGGTGCGAAGGCGCTCATATTCGCTTTTATCGAAGCCTTCAAATTCCTTGGCGCGTTTCTCGAAATCGCCACGGATTTTACGCTCGCTTTTGAGGGCTTTGTTGGTTTCGAGAAAAGAGTTTGCGACAGCCTGCGCATCGAGCTGGTAATTGCCATCATCGCCTTTCTTGTAGAATTTCCGGTTTTCCTCTGCGATGCGTTCGAGAGAATCGGTAGTCAGGGGTAAATCGTGCATGGAAGGCTCCTTTGCTTGGGTTAAAAATGAACACAAAAAACCCCGCGTCCGCGATCGGCAGGCGCGAGGTCAACAAAAAAGCCGCCGAACTTGCGTTCAAGCGGCTTATTCCACTGCTATGCGCAGCAAAATCTTATGGCGGCGGGTATTGTCCAAAAACTTGCCGTATGCCCGCTTCTGTGGCGCCGAGCCGGTCAAATCCTGCGCCTTTCAAAATTGTATCCGGCGCTTCGATAATGGACGTCACACCAGGCGCGACGGCTTCGGATGCGCCTGTGAGCCGATAGATATTATCGCCGCGCACGAACCAGAGGAAATTGCGCTTTACGCCTGCAAATTCCGTGCGCTTGACGTAGGTAAAAAAGCCTTCGCCGCCTTCATTTTTCTGGACAAGGATATCGTCTTTCGTAACGCCGAGCTTATTAGGCTTAATGCGTTTTTCAGTGACCGCAATAGGGTCTATCCATTCATCTTTTTTCTGCGGTGTTTTCTCGGCTTCATTCAGCAAGGCGTTCAACTCCTGCATGTTGACTGGATTTTTGTCCGCTGCGAATGCGGCGGCAGATAAAAGAACAAATGGCGCGAGAAGAAAATGGCGCATCGGCAATGACAATCTAATTGAGATAGGTTTTACGACCTTTAAGAAAACAGTTCAGGCACAGCAACCGGCTGACAACCGACTTTAACGCATTGCCGCTACGCATGACCATCGTACTGACCGGCATAAATTCAGTCGTATCTATGCCTTCGTGGAACAGACAGCAATTGCATGTCACCCGTTCCTCGCTCGATCTGGCCTGCAACTCCCTTCGTGGACTTTGACCACCTTGAATGAGTGTAAACCTTGGTATATCGCTCTGAATTTCCATGCCGCGTATTATAGCGGCTGGAATTATCTTTGCAACTTTGCAAAGGCGTCTGCTTCACGCGCCTTCAATTGCGCGAGGGTGTAAATGTCGCCTTTGAAATCCACGAAGCGGTCCAGCGTGAGGCCCCCATCCCGAAAGAGCTGCCCCTTGGTTTTGCCGAGCACATCGTCCTGCACTTCGGCGCTCTGTTTCTTAAGCCACTCCTGATATGTCAAGCTATCCGGCACCTGGCCGTCCATGGAAGCGCGTGTGCTGGGACTGGCTTCCTTGGCACTGATTCCAAGTTCTTCCCAGCTTCGCAAGATTGGCGTTGAGCTGGAGCGGCAATTGTAATGGCGCGGCGGCATAGGGCCGCTGCCAAGATCGAATACCTGGCCGTCGAGCGAAGCGCAGATGACGGTGGTGCGCCGGTCCAGCGTGGCGGTAAAGCGCCAGGCCTTCACGACGCTCTGGTTTTCCTGATAGAGCTCGTCGCGCGCGCGGGCTGTGATATGCGTGATGGAAGTCCGCACCAGCCGCTCCACATCGTCGCGCGAACGCTGCAGGATACCGTCTTTATACTGCTGCGCTTTCGTGCCGCGGATGCGACGCATGATGTCGGCGTTGGTTTCGCCTTCGATAATTCCCATGCGCAGCGCCTGTTCGATTTGCTTAATGCGGCCTGCATCCAGTTCTTTCAGTTCGTCGGCAATGAAGCGCCCCTGCATGGGCTTGCTGGTCAGAAGCGCCGATAACGTATCCAGCGAAGGCCGCACCAGCGTGATTTCCACAGGCGCTAGCGATTCGATGAGATTGGCGTTGAAATCGGCTTCATAGCGGGCAGTGTCGATCAACGTGCCGCTTAACCGCTTCTGCAGCACCTGGTAAGCGTCGCTGGATATAGCGCGGATTTCTGCCAGCATTGCCCGAAGGCGCTTTTGTGAAAACTCCGTTAGGTCGGCGCTGATTAGCGCATTGGTAATCTCGATTTCGCTCTGGTTGAGCAATTCGAGCATATCGCGCACGGTCTGTGTCGCGTAACGCTGCAGGTAGATTTGATGTTGAACCCCTGCATGAAACAATGCCTCGTTGAGATTAGCCATAGTTACTCTGCCGATTGCCCATCATTCTCTTTCGGTGCCGGTATAGTGGCAGGCGCTTCCGTTTCGATGCGCGTGATTTCTTCTTCTACATCGAGATCGTTGCGTAGCACGTTGCGGCGCTTGAGCTCGCCCAGATAGGTTTCGCGCGAAAGTTCTCCTGCCAGGCGCGAACGTAAGAGTGTATCTTCATCTTTGCCAGAAACGAGCGATAGGCCGAAGTCATCGTTAATATCCACGCTACCGGCATTTTCAGCATCCAACTTCGCCCATCCTGCCATGAGGCCAAACGCTTGCTGTACTGCATTTTCCAAGCGCCTAACCATATCATGTAGCGCCGAATTGGTTTTAGCGGTATCAAGCGCGGCGGCAGTAGCGGATGCGTCACCGGAACGCTGGACAAGCATTTGCGCGCCCATGGCATCCATTTTTTCTTCGAGGTCGCGCAGCGATTGCCGCCCAGATTCCACCGCGGCCCCTGTATGCTCAACATAAGAAAGACGCGCTTGCGGGTCCTCCGAGAGAATCATGCGGTTTGGACCGATTTCGATTTCCTTCTGGTCCTGATTAAAACCGGCACCATGCAGTAGCGGAAAACGTATGAAGTGCAGGATATGCTGCTGATCAGAGGATGACTGCCAATGCTGCACGTTAAGATGTGCCAGATCCAGCAGCGGTGGCCTAGCTGCCATAAAGCCGGTCTTACCCGTGTAGAATGTCACTAAAGGCACGCGGCCAAGAGAAATTTCCCCTTGGTCAATAAGCACCCACTCTTTTTTCTGTTTTTCGTATAGTTCGAAGCGATCTGTAAATAATACGCGGATGCGCTGTACAATTTTCTCACCCCATTTACCATCAGCCTCTATCGCATTTTCACGGATGCGCACCTGCGTGAGCGTGCGCACGCCGCCCACCATTTCAGAGCTCCAGGCAATAAGATTAATGGCCTTAACCGGCACAACGTAAGGACGCGCTTTGGCCTTTTGCTCATCGGCCAATGTTTTACCCGGTTCATTGCGCGGAAAATCGACGAGCAGATGCGTTAAACCATCGGCTAGTCCTAGTTCGAATACTTCGCGGCAGAAAGTGGTGATGTTGCTGCCGCATAAATCAATGTTCTCGCACCATTCCTTAATTGGTTCCAACGTGGCCGCATCAACAACCGTAGGCTTGGAGAACGGTTTTCCGACGAGTTTTTGTACTGTGTCGGCAAAAGCATTGTATAGCGTTGAACGTGAAAGACGGTTGCGATAAGCCTCCGGGCTTTCTCTCGGCTCACGCGGCAAATATAATTGCCCAGCAGCACGCATGGCATCGGTGCCGCCCATTAGCGTATCAACAAGGCGCAGATCCTCGTGCATATCCAGATAGGCTTGAGAAGGTGTATCGACTGTTGGCTGCTTAGGCATAATTATACCCGGAACTCGGTACTTTGCTGTTTTTCGCCGCCGCCCATGACGGCGTAGCGTGTTTCATCGGCCGCGTGGTCTTCGGCCTCGGTGTCAATGTCATCCGGCTTTTTCGGGTCACGCTGCAGGACCGGCACGGTGCGAATCCAGTCCAGGCAATTCTCGAAAATCCAGATGCCCGGGCTTTCCGGCACTTCCTTGGCGGAAACTTCCAACATACCGCGCATTTTCTGCCAGCCGGCGATGCGGTTGTTATCGGCTTTGGAAAAGACGATCATGCCGCCAGCCTCGCGCGCGCCTTCGCGCATTTGGTCGTAAATGCTCGGCCCGCCCGCTTTAATGAAAATAGAAGGGTCTGCAACGCAGCCGCTCCATTTCCGCCCCTGACTCATGGAAACGACACCAGCGCCTTGCTGTTTATTGGTAAGGCCGGTGCCGACATTGGGCTTCACATAGCCCTGCATATCCTTTTGTACCGTGTACCATTCGCCCACGCGAATGATGGAGCCGCGCGGGAAATAGAGACCGAGCTTTTCCAGCGGCGCTCCATCGCTTTCCGCCCATAGGCCGAGCGAGGACGGTTTAGCCGAACCCCAGTCGAAGCTGCGGCGCATGCGCCAGTTGGCGGGAATCTCGAATGGCGTAAGCACATGGCGGCTGGGATTCCAGACGTCATCGAAGAAGCCGCCCGCGACAATATCCCATATTCCGAAGCGCCAAGCTTTAACGAGCGCTGCGGAACCTGCTTGCAGAAGGCGGCGCTCATAGCCGGGGTCTTTGAGGGTAAGCGCCGGATTATCCTCAAGCCGTGCAGGAATGAACACGCGCGCTTCGCCGCTTACCGGGTCGATGAGCTTGGTAAAACCGCCCGGCGCCGGAGTAATGTAACGCTGCTTCACCCAGTTATGGCCTGCGCCGCCGGGGTTTCCGGTAAGACGCAAGCGCACCGGCACACCATGCGCCGAGCGCAGCGTGGCGCGGATGCGGTCGATAGCGTTGGGTGTCGGCCAGTTGGTCGCTTCCTCGACGCAGATCCAGGTATAACTGTGGCCTTGATAATTCTCGGCATCATTCTCGTCCCAAAGATGCCGCATTTTTAACGTAGCACCGTTGGGAAACAGCCAGAGCTGTTCGCCTTTTAGCCAGATAGCGCCGAGCTTGGGATAGATTTGCTGCGCTCGATACTGAACTTCCTCCAGCTGCTTGTAGGTGCGGCGAAAGAAAACGCCGCGGGCGAATTGACCATAACGATCGGCATGGATGGCAAAATCACCCAGCATGCCGTCTGTCTTGCCGCCGCCGCGCGCGCCGCCATAGAACACCTCGAAAATTGGACAGGAAATAAGTGCTGTTTGTGGGCCGGGCTGCGGCTTCCAAACCGCTATGTGGGCTTGGGCGCGGTTTTTGGCTTGTTCTTTTCTTCCCATGCGTCGTCACTCTCTGCTTCAGCTGGGGCTTCGATGACGTAACGCACCGGCGCACCATCAGCTCCGGCAATCTCCTGACGTTCGGTGTATCCTCGGCTCTTGCCCTTAGTTTTTAAGAAAAAGATGATGGATGCGGTGTCGCCATCGCGGATTTTCTCAAGGATTTTGCCTTCGGCCAGGTCGAGCACACCTTGCTGGCATTCCTCTACGACGCGCTGCAGATGCTTGTTGCGCTTAACGTAATTGGTAACGGTGCTCGGCGCGCATTTGAGCTTTTGGGCGGCGATGTACTGCAAGCCTGCGGATTCGCGTAGTGCGTGCTCTATTTCCTTGGCAGTAAATTTAGGTTTCTTTGGCATCGGCGTTCGGCTCCGCTTCCGCCTCCGCCTCCAGTTGCTGCAGGCGCTCAATGGCAAGATCCGCTAGCGCACGGATAGCGACTGCTGTGTTGAAGATATTTTTGAACTGCTTGACGGCAACGATGGCATCAAAAAGCCGCGAATAATCTTCATACTCCGCCAGCAGGTAAGTACGCTTTTCCTTGGGCTTTGCCAGCCGCTCCAGATGTGACATGAACGCTTCCTTATCGGCAGGCAGGAATTGCAGCAGGATTTCTTCATACTGCGGCGTACCAATGGCGAGGCTGTCGATATCGAGCTTTTCTAAAATGTTAAAACTGTCATCGGTTAAGCCGGAATAGGCTTTATATTCGAGTGTTAGGCTTTCATAGAGTTTGCCGAGGATATTAGGGTCATCCTGGCCGGTAATGGCATTGTGGGAAAGCTGTATAGCGAGCTTCCGTTCCTCGGTGAGATAGGATTGAATGACCATCACCGGAATAAGCTGTTGGCCGGCAAGGAGCGCCGCTTCGACGCGGTGATTGCCGGAAAGCACGACGAGCTTGCGGCTTTCGGCATCGGGATAGACCAGCACGGCGCTGGTGATAGCATTGTCTTTTTTCAGGTTGCTGGCGAGCCGCCGCATCTGGTCGGCGGTCATGAAGCGGGCGTTTTCCTCTGCCGCCAGTGTTTGCAGCATGGCGGGCGGCACAGCTGAGAACGCCACCTTCACCGTTTCGCCATCGCCATCCGCAGGCGTAGGAAAGATAATGGCTTCCGGCGCGATGAAGCGGTATTGGTCTGCGTCGATCGGCAGCAGCTCGTCAGGCGTTTCGTTTTTGGACATAGGATTTCCCATATTTAGGCCAGTACCAGTGTGAATAAATTTCTTGCGGCGTTTCCGCCCGCATCTTGGAGCCGTAATTGATGATATTACCTTCTGCCGGATCATCGGCCTCGCGCCGGTTCAGCAGCTCGTAGATGCCCCGGTATTTCATGGAAACGGCATTATGAGTGCGGGCCGTGGTAACTACGAAGTCGATGCGGCTGATCAGCTTCTTGCTGACGATATCGAGCAGGCTGTTTGATGTGGCGAGGTAAGCGATGAATTTGGAGAGCTTCGCTTCCCGGCATAGCGTCACGTCGGAAAGCAGGTAAATGGTGGAATGGCCGAAGGTAGGGAACTTCGGCAAAGAGTAGATAATGCCGCCGACCAGCATCTTGTCTATGAAGATAAGAAAATTGGCGACGCCGGTTGTGTGGATGATGGTTTTTTGCAGGTAAATGTCTTTGATGAAATCCATGTGCCGACTCTCTGCCTGTACCACCTGCACCTTGCTTTCCGCGGTCAGTTTGGCCGGGTCGATGGGATCATAGGCGAACGGCTCCGGCGCTTTGTAGAGATGGCGGACGCTGGATTTATCGGTGCGGGCATAGCAGTAATGCGGCACTTTGCGCCCGGTCACATATTCCAGTACCGGCTTCCTGTGTTCAAAGAGCTGATCGGAGAGGATGCAATAAGGCGCGCCGGAAGCGTCCACCTCGTCGATGATATCGCCCAGCATTTTCGGGTTGTAGAGATCGTAATCCGGCGCAGGCCAGTGAATATTGTCCTCGATAAACTTGAATTGGCTTTCGTAATCGCCTTTGAAAAACGGGGGGAATGCCAGGATGCCCGCGCCGCTTTCGATAGCCTGCTTGACGTGCTTGCGCCAGTCGCCGCAGAAATAACCGTCCAGCGGCATTTCAGGGATGGTGCGGTCCAGCCTGTCCTTGGCGCGATTAAAGAATAGCTCGAAATTCTCTACATAGTAATCGAAGTGCTTGCGTGCATAGTCGTTTTTGCGCCCGCCGTAGCGCGCCATGTCGCAGGCTACAAGTAGCGCCGCCACGCGCTCGAAAAAGCTGTTTACGTCCGGTCTTTCCTCAATGAATGAAAGCGCGCCTTCAAAGCGGAGATTAAATTCGCGGTGGCACGCCAGGTAACCGACGGCGGAGGAATACAGGCTCACATCGTTACCGAATACCGGAAGCTGCGGAAACTTCGCTTTCAGCGCGCGCTCGATGCGGAAGCTACCGGAGCAGCAGACATAAGCCGCCTTCCATGCGCTGAAATCTAGAATGCGAAATACCTGCTCGATGCAGGCGGTGGGTACGGCACCATAGAACACTGTACTTCCCTCTAGCTCCCTTTTGATTACTATTTAAGCCGTTGTTTTTGCTGAATTTTTCTGTGTACGGCAAGGCTTCCGTGTGCTTGGATTGTCTTTGGAAATCAAGCATTTCCATAACTCAAACCAAGGAGACTATTATGCAAACGATACCTTTAACTTCATTAATATCCTCCCCGACCTACAACGTCAGGAAGACCGACCCGAAGAAAGACCTTGCCAGCCTCAAAGCCAGCATTGTCGCACATGGCCTACAGCACAATTTGATTGTGCTCCCGGTCAAAGGCACCAAGAAATATGAAGTAGTGGCCGGCAACCGCCGCTTCACGGTGCTCAATGAGCTGGTGAAGGAAGGCAAGCTGCCAAAGAATTTTACAGTGCCTTGCCAAATCACCGACAAGAAGCATGCGAAGGAAATCAGCCTTGCTGAAAACGTGGTGCGCAGCGCTATGCACCCTGCCGATGAATATGAGACGTGGGCAGCGCTGGTGGATAAGGAAAAGCTGACACCGGAGCAGATCGCTACGCGCTTCGGCACCACGGCATCCATTGTCGAGCAGCGCCTGAAAATGGGTCGCCTCTCTCCGAAGCTGATGAAAGCCTACCGGAATGAGGAATTGCCGCTCCAGGCGCTGATGGCCTTCACCTTAAGCGATGACCACGCACAGCAAGAGGAAGTCTATAAGCGTTTCAAGGGCAGCTATGAGCTAGGTCGCCCCGATGCCATCCGGCAGGCGCTGACAGAGAAGTGTGTGCGCAGCAACCACCGCGTCGTGAAATTCGTAGGTCTGGAAGCCTATGAAGCGGCGGGCGGCGCAATTCGTCGTGATCTGTTCAGCGATAAGCAGGATTGCTATCTGGAAGATGCACCACTGCTTCAAAAGCTGGCGCTCGGGAAACTGGAAAGCATCGCGGCCGAGCTGCAGAAGTCATGGAAATGGGCGGAGGCGCGTGAATCGTTCGGTTACGACGATCAGAGCAAATTCCGTCAAATCTATGAACATGAGCTGGGCGAAGTGCCTGCGAAACTGCTTAAAAAGCACGAAACGCTGGAGCGCAAGCTGCAAAAGCTCGAAGAAGCGGAAGTCGAAGAAAGCGAAGCAGCGCCGATTCAGAAGCAGTTAGACGAGCTGGAAGCGGAAATCGCTACCTATACCGGCTGGACTGATGAAGAAAAAGCTATGGCTGGTTGCATCGTGACCCTAGGCTGGGATGGCGAAGCGGATATCACCTGCGGTCTTGTCAGGCCAGAGGATGACACTAAGCAGCCGGAGCCCGAAGAAGAGGACGAAGGCGACGGTGCCGGCGACGAAGATGACGATGATGGGTCATACGGCCATCAATCCATGCGCGATGCCAGAATGGAAGGCAAATTCGATTACACCTCCGCGCTGCATGACGACCTTAAAAGCCATCGCCTGCAAGTGATGCGCTTTTACATGGAGGATAATTTCGAGGTCGCTTTTGATACTGCCCTCTACAATATGTGCCTGCGCGATTTGAACCCGTCGCATTATTACGGTCATGATTTCCTGCAGGTACGCGCCTCTAAATACTCCATTCGGGGCAATAATGAGGACACGACCAAAGCACTGGCAGCGAAAGCCAAGGAGCGCTTTGATGCGCTGCCGCTGGCGTGGTTGAATCATAAAGACGAGCTGGAACGCTATACGGCATTCTGTGCGCTCTCGACGGAGGACAAACATAAGTTGTTTGCCGCCTGCGTTGCCCGCGCGCTGACGCCGCAATTAAATGGCGAGGCCGGCAAGTCCAAGCTGTTCGATGCGGTAGGTAAACGCCTTGGCGTTGATATGGCCGCGCATTGGCGTCCGACCAAAGCCAACTATTTCGACCGGGTGACGAAGAAGCAAGCCCTGGCCTGCGCTGAGGAAGTGATCAGCGCGGAATGGGCGAAGCAACACGCCAACCAGAAGAAGGAAGATGTGGTGCTGCCGCTGGATGCTGCATTCCTCAAGCCTGATTCGGCACAGTTCACGCCGGAGCAGCAGGAACGGCTTAAAACGTGGCTGCCTGACGGCATGGCCTTCTAATCATCATCACTGCCTTCTAATCATCATCACTCTATGGCGGGGCGTTATGCCCCGCCATTCTTTTAACCAGAGAGGATAACATGAACGATTACTTACCCATATGGCTGGCGATCGGCAGACAGAACCGCTGGGTGCGCATGGCCTGCGACCCGGTGTTTGACGAAACCAGCTTTTACGCCTGCAGCAATGTTGCCGAGCTGATGGAGAAATTGAAGCAAGGTAACTGGAGCTTAGGCACAGCATTTACGCTCGGCACCCTCTGCTTTATCCAGCAGGACAATGGCGGCGACGAATGGCTGACCATTAAAGAGGATGTGCCGTTTGAGAGCATGTCCTGTGGCTGGATGATTAAGAAGCGCGGCGAAGCGTATTTTGCTGCCATCATCGAAGCGATACAGCGTGCCTCAAAGGACAATTGCCGAATGCTGCGTTACATGCCGGAGGAATCCAATAATCCAGCTTCTAGCAACACTGCTTCCATGGAGGGCTTATGACGTACAGCGAGCACAAAAACAGCCTTATTAAAAAACAGTCGATTGCCGAGGTGGTGGCGCATCGCACCCGCGCGATAGAATGCATCGTCCAAGCGGGCGCATTGCTGGATGAAGCGGATAAAGCCTTTAGGCGCGCAGCCGAATCGGAATATGGGCTGTATTGGCGTGATATGCCGACACCTTCCAGCTATGGCGATCGGCAAGGCGAGCTTAAGAAGTGGGCGCAGCAGGTTGTTGATGGCCGGGTATGGGAATACCTACTCGGCGCCAGCGGTTTGAAAAACCTGATGGACGCGGAAGCCGTGAGCAAATTCCGTGCGCAGGTTCAGAAAGAGCCGCCGGAATGCACGATAGACAATATCAATGCAACATTCAGTGAGCTGAATGCGAATAAGGGTGAAACCTTTGTGCGCGGCCTGATTAACGTGTTCAATCGGCTTGACTGTAGGCGGTATAAGACGAACGACGCTTTTAAGATTACGCCGAAGATCATCCTGCATCGCTGTCTGGATTCGTATGGATTCAGCTATTATGGCAGCAGCCGCGATGCGATTGGAGATCTGTGCCGCATCATGCACATTCTGGATGGTAAAGAGCCGAAAGACCACCTCGGCGATTTGCGCGCGCTAGTGCAAGATGCGCGGTATAAAAAGCAAGATAAGGTAGAGAGCGAGTATTTTATGGGGTGGCTGTATAAAAACGGCAACCTCCACCTCCAGCTCAAGCGTCTCGACCTTATTGAGAAAGCCAATAAATTGATCGCCGCACACTATGGCGCGGCATTAGCGCAGGCGTGAATTATCCCCGCGCGGACCAGCCGCGCGGGGATAACCGTTTAGGAAGTGGCCTGACCAGTTCCAGCTTCACCGGAGCCTTCGCCAGCACTTTCACTGCCAGGTGCAGGCTCGCCCGCCGGTGCCGACCCATTGGCTGCGGCAGTGGCAGTTGCCAACGCCGCTTCGGTATCGCCGGCAGTAAGCGCCGTGACGGTATCCTGCAGCGCCTTCTGCAGCTCCGCGATTTGCGTTTGCTGATCGGTGAGCTGGGTTTGCAGCGGCTTCACGTTTTCATCGATAGCCTCTGCGATTTTCTGGCTGACCGTTTCATCATCCACGCCATGCGAGTGGTGGATGTTTTTGATGGCAGCGCTGATGTCGTCGAAAAATTTACTCATGATGTTTCTAAGCTCCTTGAAAGTTGACATGGTTAATACTCCTTAAGACGCCGCTACTTTTCCGGCTGGCCGACGCTGCAAAAACCCATGCCATGCCTTGCAGCGTGGAAGCGTATTCAGGCATGGGTATTCAGTGACAAAAGCAATTGGCACACTTGCTAATAAGTGGCTGATTTTTATTGCTTTTATTGTCGATTTTTGTGGACGGCAATTGCTCCGCGTGATTGGATAAAGTTATTGATAATCAGTAATTTAACCAAAAGGAGCCACTATGACTTTTCCCGGTTATTTCTTCGGTCCTACCGGCACCCGATACGAATATGCCGATATTGCAAAACGCATTCGCGCCGAAGCGCCGCAAACGCTCGGCAAGCATATTTCCACCCAACTCGAAGCTCTCGGCCTGCTGGAAGAAATGCAAAACGGCACGACGCCCTGCGGCCTGCCGTTCACTTTCGCGGAAGCGGCTAAACAGAAAATGCTGACCAGCAGTGCGCTGTTTTATACGCCCGGCTTTTTCCGCGCCATGCAGCATGACTACCGCGCCGGCAAGCGGCACAAGCCAACCCGCGAGCGCGCAGTGAAAATCATGTGCGATGGCTATGGCCTCACGCATGAGGAATCCGAAGGCATTTTAAGCGGCAGCATCCCGGTGGAGATCGATGACGCTGCCGGCACGGTGACACTGCTGCATCCGACCGAACAGCCGGAGAAAGGAGTGCTCTATGTGCGCAGAGATTGAGATTGAACGCGTGAAGTGGCTGCGCCCCGGCGACGATGCGCCGATGGAGCTGACCGTGCATAAAGTGCAAGGCGGCATCATCCAGCGCATGTATCTGCGCAATGAGCTGGTGCAGGATACGTTTTCATCACGCCCTTATCAGCTCGGCCAGGCCTGCGACGGGACGATAGACGACCCGGTGCATGGGCTGTTCATCCTGTATTGCCGCGCCATGCGCCTCGACGCAGGAAAGCTGTATCAAGCGGCCTATCCTGACGAGTGCGGCCATTACACGCTTGCCTACCAGGAAGCCGTGCTGCTGCGCGCCCGCGATCAGGGCATAGCGGAACCGGCGGAATGGACGGACGAAGCGTTTAACGGCCTGCTCGAATCGCTGGGCGAAATCAATAATCACCAGCTCGCGCAGGCTGTCACGGCCGCGCATATTTCGCTGGCTGAAACCGGCATCCCTAATCCTCCCATGCGACCGATACAAGACAGCGCCACGGCCATCATCGGCGCGCTGCTGAATATCAGCAAAATCGCCAACGACAACCGAAAAGGAGAATCCGATGAGTAGTTTTGAAGGCGTCCCGACGCCATGGGGCGAATCGCAAGGCGGCAACCGCTACATGCCGGGCGTTCTATTTTTCCACACTGCCGGGCATGGCGGCTTGAAGATAGCGCGTGAGCTGAACCAGCAAATCCCTGCCGTATTTCGCAATGAGGACGGCTGGTATGAGGAAGATTGCGATTTCGCTATCCCCTTTTATTTCCTGCATGACGCCATCCGCGAGCATTGCCTGACGCATGGGCTGGAAGGCCACACCATGAGCGCGGAAGCATGGTTCGCAGAATATGACGCGGCATACTACCGCGGCGTCATGGAGCGCTGGCATACCGCCGAGTGCGTGGTGCATTTCGGCAAGGAATACAGCGACGAGGAATTGCAGCAGCGTTTCAGCAGCCGCGACCAGCTCAATGTGCAGATCGCCGCGCTCAAGGCGCGCATCGGAATTCATTAACCATCATCTGAAAGGAGAAAGACTATGCCGAATTGGTGCGACAATTATTTGGTGATCGAGGCCGAGCCTCACGTCATCGAAGCCCTGCTTGCCAAGGCAAAAGGGAAACCTTCGCGTAACAGCGACGTGGAGCGCGAATTTTCCTATTTGCCCTTCCTGCAGCAGGAAATCGACGCTTGCGAGAATTACGAGGCGAGCTGGTATGAGTTCAATATCGGCAGGCTCGGCTGCAAGTGGTTTCCTGATATAGGCCCAGATGCCGTGTTCGTCGAAGGCGGTAGAATGAGCGTGAGCTTCGATTCACCATGGAGCCCGCCGGTGGAAGGAACGCGGCTGGTTGCAGAGTGGCTGCGTGAGCAAGGTTTCAGCTTCCAACTCCGACACAGCTATGAGGAAGGCGGCAATTCTTTCTGCGGTGTGTTCACCGCCGACGAGGATGGTGAGCAAGACCAATGCGGCGATTATGTCGAGCTGGATGCCGTAGATCTGCGCGCCGACGATGCAAAGGCCGAGGACTATGCGGGCATCTGCCAGAGTTTCGGCATGACGTTCGAGGCGCTGAAAGAGCGAGCCAAAGGCGAAATGGATTACGTCATTCTCTGCCCGGATTACTACCAGCCCTATGCACGGTATTAACCATGAGCGCGCTTTGCAAACTTGCTAATAAGGTATTGATATTTATAGTTTTTAATGTCGATTTTTCTGGACGGTCAAGCGTCCGTGTGCTTGGATTTACCTTAGTACAAAACACTAAAAAATAAGGAGAATTTATGTGCATTCATCAAGAGCATTACAGCCAGCTGCTCGCCCTTTATCCCGGTCTGCCGGATATGGTAGCGAAGGACGTCATACCTATCCCGAGCAAGCCCATGAGCGCCGCCATTACGGTGAAACACCGCGGCGAATCGTTCCTGCGCCTAGAAATCGCTTTCCTGTTTCAGGCAGGCGACACGCTGCGCCCGGACCACAAGATGACCGTGCGCGTAGATCTGTATGAGCGCAAGGCCGTACCGGAATCGATTTGGTTTTTAGGAAAAGGCACCCAGCACACGCGTGAGCCGAAGGTTGGTGTCAATCCTCAAATCGTCAACGTCATCGCCCGGCGGTTAGGCGAATGGCTCAATACCCTAACCGCAAGCAGCGCGACAGCGCATTAACCTTAACCAGGAGTTTCGAAAATGACTCTTTACCTGCATTTGGTGGGCGGAAACATGCCGCCAAAAAATGCCCGAAGCAAAAAAGCTGTGGGCTGGATACATACGCTCGGACCGCTGGAAACCGTGGCCGAAGTGCAAGGAAATGTTCGGCTGATTTTCACCAATCCGAAGAATCCCCTGCGCAAAGGGCTGGTGAAAGGCCATACGCTGCTGCGCGTCGATAATCGCTACATCTTCGCCGGCCAGCTTTACGCCACTTACATCGTGAATACGCAGCGGAGGTTTCCATGCACGACGCATTAATCAAACAGTGCCAGGCCAACTATAAGCGCCTGCTTGCCCTGCTGCCGGACGTGCAAAGCATGGAAGGCGGCAGCGCCGTGAAAATGAAGGCCGAGCCGTTTATGGACTTGTGCATCGACGTGCTTTGGCAGAAAGGCACCGTGACCAATATCAGCATGGCGCATTACTTCGAGCAGAACGGCGATTTGGTGCCGGACCCGGATATGGAAGTCATGCTCATGCACGTTACGCAGATGGCGCTGCCGGTGCATTTTCAGGATTGCCGCGTTTACCGCCAGTGCATGGAAGGCACGGTCATCATCGACAGCCGAGAGTTCGCCGGTCAGAGCAGCTTCCTAAGCCGATGGCTGCGCAACATCAAAGCGCAAGGCCACCGCATTATTCTACCTTCCAGCCAGGAGTCATAGACATGCACAACGTCCATTTTATTTTGATTAACGCCGATTCCGCAAAGGACGCGGCGATCGACGCGGAAAACGAAATCCTCGAATGGGGAACCGATAATAACTGGCGCTCAATCGGCGGCGTGGCATCGGAAGATGGCACCGACGATTTGGAGTGCTACGAAAGCAAGGGCTATCCGCTTTCCTTCCTCGACGATCTTGAGGGCATACCGAAAGGCGGCTCCTGTTTTGAGCGCACCGTCGCCTATGTGAAGCAGATGATTGGCGACCCTATCCAGCTCTACAACGGCAGCTACCCGCCGGCCGCGAACATGAAAGAAGCGCTGGCGCTGATCTGTGAGCGGCTGACCGCTTTCGATACCGAAAACGGCAACTCGCATGAGCTATGGGCGGCGCACCGGAATCTGCAGCAGCTCGAGCAGATGATGGATGGGCGCGGCGCGCTGGCTGACCCGGAGGCGGGCATTCCAGAATTTTATGCGTGGAGCTTCGATGAAGTCGGGCTCACGGATATGACCGGCAACACCGAGGGAGCCAAGCGCTATCTCGTGTTTCTCGACATGCACTCTTAACCACTGACCAGAAGGAAAACGATTATGGCTGATATGTACGGCGCTATTTGCTCCAACACCTTCATTGTGAAGGACGTGGAGAAATTCAAAGCGTGGTTTCAGGGCTACCACTTTGGCGACGAGATCGAGCTTTTCATCCGCGAGGAAGAACGTCATGTGAGTTTTGGCGGAGAGGAACAATACCCCTACGCGCATCCGCGCCGCATCGATGGCGAAGGCTACACGGTGGACGCCGATCTAAATGCGTTTGCCGAGGAGCTGTGCGAGCACCTGGAACCGGGCGAAGTGTTTTCTGTCACGGCGGGCGGCAATGAGAAGCTGCGCTATGTATCGTTCGACCAGCTCATTATCGCGCAGGAGCATCCTAAAGAGCCACTGTATCAGTATTTTAGCAGCGACGATGGCAACGATGTTTTGCTCAAGCGGTTGCGCGGCGAGTAAATAGTTAAGGTGCTGATTTTGCTTCATTTATTAGCGTATTCTGTTATGCTAACGCTCCACTCTTTTTCTTTAGGAATATGCTATGAAAACCAGTTGCTACGCGAAATACAAAGGCCCAGGCCGTATTGTTATCTCCCGCGGATTCCCGCGCGATCTCGGACCCGGCTATAAAATATTCAGAGCACTGGCGCCGGGTGAATGGTTCAAGCTGCCGGAGTATAAAGCGAGCCAGGATAAATTTCGTGAACGTTATTTCCGTGAGATTCTTGCGCCGTTGAATGCGCGGCAGATCTACGACCATCTGCACACCCTGGTAGGCAAGAACATCGAGCCGGTGTTGCTGTGCTGGGAATATGACCCAAGCAAGCCGAACGAATGGTGTCACCGCCGCATGGTAGCCGATTGGTTTGAGAAAGAGCTGGGCGTATCCGTGCCGGAATGGACGCCTGCAAAGAAGGAAACGAAGCAAAGCAAGCAGGCATCGCTATTCGCAGACGCTGAATAATTGGAGCGGCTACCGGGATTCGAACCCGGCTAGTCCGGGGGCACCAGACTATCCTCCAAAGGTCGCCGCATACTGTATCACGCCCCCACATTTCTGGAAAGCGTAAAACAGTTATAAGCTATTGATTTATAGCAAATTATTTTAGTTTCGCTGGTCGATTTTTGTGTACGGCAAAGTGTCCGTATGATTGGATATTTTCATAAGCAATTGAAACTCCAAACAAAAAGGAACTATGCCATGACCGACAATTTTGCACAACGCTCCCTGATGCTGAAATCTGAAAGCCGCGTAGAAGAAACGCGCAAACAGCTCAAGAGCAATATCGAGTGGACGATTCACCATCTGCAGGAAGAACTGCAACGGCTTAAAGCCCACGACACCGTATCCACGATGGAATGCTCCGCAATCCGCGATCTGCCGAAAAATGCAGGTGCCTTCCATATGGCGAAAGAGGTGCTGGCCGACCTCAAAGCTGCTCAGGAATTTGAGCAGAAGAACGCGGCTTAATTTTCATCAACTATCTTTAGGAGAAGTACCATGGCAAAAAGCGCCAAAGCAATTCGCACGTCCAAAAAGTCCCACGCGTCCAAAGCGAAGAAAACGCCCGCGGGCAAGAAGCAACGCCAGGCCATCGCGCCGGAGGCCGCAGCGCCGGTCATTCAGAAGCTGCCGCTGTCTCTGATTTACGCCAACGAGGAACAAGCACGCAAGATTTTCGACGAAGCCAAGCTGCACGAGCTGGCGTCGTCGATTCGCGCGGAAGGTCTGATAAGCCCTATCATCGTGCGTCCCGATGGCACCGGCAAATTTATGATTGTCGCCGGTGAGCGTCGCTTCCGCGCCTGTAAGATTGTCGAGCTGCAGGAGATCGACGTCATTGTGAAAGAGTTGGGCGACGATTCGCTGACCTATCAGATGATTATCGAAAACCTGCAGCGCGAGAATATCTCGCCGCTGGAAGAAGCGCGCTCATGGCAGAAAGCGATGGATGACCACAACCTCACGGCCGAGCAATTCGCCGCGAAAGTCGGTATCCAGCAGCCGTTCCGTGTGCATGACCGGCTCACGCTCTTAAACCTCAAGCCGGAATATCAGGCCTATCTGGAGCAAGGCTATCTGAACCCGACGCAGGCTTTCTATCTCGGCAAGGTGTCGCGCGAGCATCAAACGCCATTCTGGAACCTGATTAAAAACGGCAAGATCGATAACAGCGAGCTGGCTGCTGTGGCACAGAGCTTTATCGATGCCGCCAGCCAAGATGACATGTTCCCCGAAGCGGTGCTGACGGAAGAAGAAGTGCGCGCCGTAAAAGGGATGCGCGAGCACATCGCCGCCATGTATGCCACGCTCAACCGTTTCTTCAATAAGGACGGTGAGATGGACATTGTGAAGAAGATCGACCGCAATCTGGCGGCAGGTATGGCCGATGATCTGGAGCTGATTATCAAGGTCGCAACGCAGGCGCGCAGGAAACTGCAAGAGCCGGTGGTGCAAAAGAAAATCATCGACGAGCTGGCCGGCAATGAAAATGACGCCGCACCCGCCGAAGAAGCCGAGCTCGAAGCCGCCTAAAATCACTCCCTCAACTCAAGGCCGGATGGCGAAAAGCTGTCCGGCCTTTTTTTTAGTGATTCACTTATACGAAAGGCGCGCGTTTTTTTATGTGCGGAGCTTAGATTTTTCCAGCGTTTCCGCCGATATCATCCATTTCCTGCCAGAGAAGCGACTTGCGCTAAACAGGGAGATTTCGGGGTCTATAGGGATAAAAACCTGCGCGAAACCGGGTAAAACTTGCACAAAACAAGGGTCGAAATTCACTTATTCGGCAAAAAAAGACGGCGGAAGGATTGGAGCCTTCCGCCGCAAGCGAATAACAGGGAGGATACAATCGGGCATAAAAAAACCCGGCGGGTTTGCCAGGTCGCTATGCGTAAGTTTCCGATTATGGCAAGAATGTAGCTAACGGCGTGACGCCATGCAAGCATTTTCTTTTAATGTTCAGTATGTTGGCAAAGGTGCTAATCCATCATTCCTATAGATGGCAGTCTTGCCATTATTCCACCGCGGCGGATTCGAAGGCGTCGGCAAAGCGGCCTTCGTGAAAATCTTTTTGCAGGCGCAGGACGTTGGTAAAATGATAATCAGCCACTGGCGGGCATATCTCGCCCGTCACGTCGAGCATCAGCTCCACTTCGTCGGGGCTGAATCCATCATAACCACCACGTTCGAAAATGAAACTATAGCCCACGCGTTTATCGAGGCGGTAGATCTCATAGCACACGCCGCGCTCGCCGGCGGCGCAGATGCCGGTGTCGCGCTTGGCGATCACCAGGCTGCCGAGTTGAATGGCGCTCATCTTTTTTTCCTCCGCTGGCGGTTATGGATATCGTCATAGATTTCATACACCGCATCGAGCACTAAGCCGATCAGTTTTTTACCGGAGCGGCGCGGCCATTCCGCCCATTTCTCCAACTCGTCGATGGGGATGCCATCGATGCAGATTCGGTAAGCCACCTGAAAGAAGGTGACGCCGCGCTCCTTGTCGATGTAGCGCCGGTTCAGTTTCTCGCGCACTTCGGCATAGCGGCGCTGGGCGTCAATGCGGCCTTCCGCGAAGCCGACGAATTTTGGCGAGCCGGTGCGTGGCAGGCCGTTCATCATGGACACGATGGCGCGCGGCACCAGGCCGGAATAATAGCAGTCGGCATAAAGCTGTTCGCCGGCGGCATGCTGATCTTCCGAAATGAGCGCGTAGGTCTTGCAATAATCGAGCGTGGTTTGTGTGACGTTGCGCGCGCGCTTCCTGCCTTTGGCCGGGTCCGTGTATTTGCCCTCGGCATCGACGTAATCCACTTTCAGCACATGATGGTTTTCCAGCTCCGGCGTGCCAAGGTCGGATTGAAAGCCATCACCGCGGAGCTTGCGGTTGATTTTTCCGTAGGTGATTTCCAAGGGATTCTTGCTGTGGGATTTACGTTTTTTCGCCATGTGGTGCTTCCGGGTTAGTGGTTAATTCAGCTATCAGTGCTTCGGCCATGGCCGGGCTTAGATGCTGGTCGCGCTGCGCTTCGTGGATCTTGGCCTCGGTGCGCCGTAGGATTTCGGCAGCGCTCTGTTCGGGTGTTAGCGGCGGCGGTGGCGCTCTGCCGAACATGCCCGCCATCATCGCTTCGAGCTCGAGCTGATGACGCGCCTGTTCTTTCAGCTCGGCCAAGGTGATGGGCGGCGGCAGTTTCGGCGGCTCGTTGGCGATCGCCAGTAACCGCTCCAGCCGGAACAGCAGCAGTCGGCGCGCGCGCCATTCGTCGGCAATGATTTCCTTGAGCTTCACCGGACGCGGGAAGAAATCGCAGCGCGGGTCCGGGTCATTACGATAGGTGGCGCAGGCCTTCTGGATAAGATCGAGCGGAATATCCACCAGGTCGGTAAGCGCATCGTGAATCATCATCTTGAAATCGCGCACGTCGCGGTTTGCCATCGGGCACCAGACGGAAAGGCGCTTAAGCTCAAATCCGGTTTCGGCGGAGGTGGCAGGCCGCAGTGCAAGGCGAGCGGCGCGCACGGCTTCCTCCAGCTCGCTGAATTGTTCGCTATCTTTCGCCACCACCGGCATCGGCCGCAGGCGACAATTATGATGCCCCATGCTTTCGGCCCGGCGGATATCGACGGCACCGGTGACGGTGAGAGGCAATTTGCCGCTCCAATCAATGTCCGCCGCGCTCGTGCACGACTTCAACCAGGGCGTCAGTAAAGGCATCGTGACCGCTGCGTGGCCGACGCCCAGCGCCGTGAGTGTTTCCATCATGGGACACCTCCTGCGGGGGATGATTGTTGTAATATTCTCGGTCTTTAACCGCGTCCGGTATGGCGGAGCGGAAATAAGCCAGGCTGCCGATCGGATGTTTGCCTTTGCGCTGATGTGAATGCAGATGGCGCAAGAATACCTCGCGGCACAGCTCCAACGTGGCACCGGCCGCGATGAACTGCGCCGCGATCGTCGCATCTTCGCCATGCGGCCAAGGTCGGGCGAGGTTTGCGCCGAACACCTGGACTATCGCTTCATCGAACGCTCGTATGATTGCTACCGGCGTCGGCTTCGCGCGCGCACCGTCATCATCATTTCTAAATTCTGGATGAGGTTCAGGTTCAGGGGGCGCAAAGTCCTGCACAGTGGAGAATACCCTATCCGATACGGTATCGGGTTCGGTATGGGTAGCAGTAGAAGATTGTGAAGTTTCAGCAGTTTCCGGTGAAAGTGGCGAAATGCTGGATACGGTATCGGATAAGGTAAGCGAAGCCGTATGCGATACGGTATGCGATATAGTATCGCTGGATGGTGATGTGCTGCCTTTAGATAGGGTATGGTATAGGGTATCCCATTCCGTATTCCAGCAATCGGATTCGTTAAGCACGAAGCGATGTTTTTGCGGCTGCAGCGCCTGCCACAAGGCTGGAAAGATCGCCCGCGCGCGCATGGCCGCATTGATGAGCTGGACGCACATCTTGCCGACGCGGGAATTTTCGATGGGGTTATGTTCCAGATAGCGCGGCATGAAAATATACGCGCTGTCTCGGTCATACAGGGCAAAGCCGCTGTCGATCAGGCAGGCCAGCGCACTTTCGGCTTTATCTTTGTCCCAGCGCAGATCTGTTTCGATGTAGCCGAGCGGCAGGCGGAAGCAGCCGATGGCGTTGCTGTGCTCGCCGGTTAAGCAGTAGAGCGCCAGCAGCTTCGCCGCGTCGGGCAAGCCCTTGATTTTATCGTCGTCCCAAAAAGCAATTTTAACTTTGCCGTAGATGCGCATGCTGCCCCCTCATATTCCCGCCTAACAATTGGCGGGTTTGATAGCGGCAACAGATTCTCCGGTGTCAGTGGTCGAAGAACGCAGCCATTTACGCTCCACGTCGAGCACGCCGTTTTCACCATGCAGCGGGTAGCGTATCACGGCGCAGCGCGTGCCTTGGACTTTCAGGTAAACTGGTGGTTTTCCTTCGAGCCGCCATTTTTCGAGCGCCTTGGTGGTCACTTGCCAGCGCTCACATAGCTGCTCCGGCGTCAGGTAGGCCTCGCCCACGCCATTGCGCTTCATCTGCTCCTTGACGGTATCGGCAACGAGCTTGGCGATTTCATCCCGCGTGGTCATACTGCCCCAACGCCTGAAAAGACGTTAAACGGTTTCTTGTGCGGCATGGCGTTCCTCCTGTTTTTGATTGTGGTTTTCTAATTTTGTTAAGAAATGCTCGATGGTGGCGAGCTTGGCGTAATCGGGGTCCAGCTCCCGGCGCACCCAGCGCACATAGTCGAGCGCCGAGAGCTCGAGCTGCAGGCAGAGCCCGGCCAGATCGAAACCGAGAGCGCGCCAGCGGCGCTCATAGGAGAAGAATTTTTCCGCTTCCAGGCGGGTTAAGATTTCGTCCATTTTGCCGATGGTGACGAGCAAGCCGCTGTTATGGCCGTTGACCCAGCGCGAAAAAGTCGATGGCGCGATACCGGCGCGCCGGCACAACTCGTCGATGGTGATGCCGACGAAGCGGCAACGGGCTTGAATGGACGTATAAACCCTGCGTTCCAGGGCGGTCATAGGCTTGGTTTGGGGAGCTATCTGCATACTTGTAATTCCTATGGCTTATTTATTTGCATACTTGCCAAAGGAATTACTAAGTCAAGAAGAAACTTGCAAAAGAATTACGATGTAGTATGTTGGGGGGAGTTGTCGGGAATTATTGTGAGAAAAAAATGAACGTCGCCGTTCCATCCATTTCAGAAAAAGACGCCAAGCAGCTGCGGCAGCAGCAAATAGATTGGCTCGACGACATTATGGAGCGCAGCAAGGATAATCTCACGCAGATGGCCGAGGCGTGCAGCCAGCTTGCGGAGAGTACCGGGCAGAAACCTGTGAACAAGGAAACGCTGCGCCATTTCTATCATGGCTATTCCTCGACGAAATCTAGCAAGGCGGACCGCCTGCTTTCCGATCGCCTTATCTTTTTGCTGTATAAGGTCTATGAGCTGGAGCCCAGCTTCGCGCCGCACATGCTTTATGACATGGACAAAGACGACGCGCAGATCTCGGTCTATGCGAAGCACTGTAAGCAATACATTACGGAAGTATCCCTGGCGCGCGGCATCTACCGCACCGATCTGGCGCGCGGCATCGAGCTGGCTGATTCCATTCTAAGCCGCCTTTTCAGCGATAAGCTGCCGCGTGGCCTGCAGATGAAAACGCTGGAGGAAATCAAGGAAAAGTACGGCGTCAATTTTTCGCCGCGTTTCCGTGCCTTCTTGGAAAAGAAAGAAGATGCCGGCGCAGGCAAGGTGCCGGTCATCGGCCTCGTTGCGCTTCGCAGCCGCGAGGACCGCATATGGCCGGTGGCGGAGGATGATCGCAAGCAGCTCTCGATCAGCGTGCCGTTCGGCAATGCCCGCGCCGTGGAGCTGGAAGGACAGGACATAAGCCCCTTTCTGCGCGGCGGCATGATGCTGGTGTACCAAGAGAGCGGCAGCGGCGTTTCAAGAATTTGCCTAGACCAAACATGCGTCGTGCAAACTGACGACGACCAGTGGCATCTTAAGGTCGTGAAGCGCAGCGATAAGCCAGGCTATTATCGTTTGGAATCTGTGATCTCGTCGGGCATCGAGGAGCGCATGCTGAAATGCGCCTACAAAATCGAAATGACGCTGATGCCAAGCGCTTAAAAGCCGCGAAAAGCCTCACTATTTTACTCTCATATTCCAAAATATCCAAGCGTTTTCAAGCCTTTGCGAAGCGAATAATTCCTTTGCGTGTGGCGCTTTCGTGTTGACGTAATTCTTTTTATTTGCAAGGATGCAATTAGCTAATAAAGCTACGCATAAATGCAAAGGAATTACGAAATGAAGCGCCCAGCCTATTACACGTCATTGCCCGATGCGGATGATACGCCGCTCTATTTTCGCTCCTTTGAAATAAATGGCCGCCACCTCTTAGCCGATGGTGAAGCTCTGCACGAACTGGCCGGATACAAGCGCCCGGGCGTGGATGACGGAGGGGCGTATGACGCAGCTTTGGTTTAACGCATGGAGTAAGAAAGAAACGAATCCTGCCACCGGCATCACGCGCTTGCGCGTCAGCATGGAAGGCGATGCCTGCGAATCTTACGACGATGCGATGCAGGATTTGGACGATTACGGATGCAGCTGGCGCAGGCAGGGATGGAGCTATTTCGGCACCCACTGCCACGAGATCGACGTCAAAGGGCAGACGCTATCCATCAGCTTTCACGATGACCTTGAGAGCAACTTAGAGCGCTGGAAGCACGAGCGCGAGGAAGATGCGCGCGCGTACCGCGCAGCCGGTACGTTGTCGGCAGAACAGCTTTGCAATGTCGGGAGGGCAGCATGATGCAGACTCTTGAATATGCGCCCCTCACGCAACAGCCGACGATGGTGAATCAATATCCCGGCTCGATGGTGTTGGATTGCCCGGAATGCGGGGGGCAGATGGTGCTGCGCATGAGCTATAAATTTAACAAGCCGTTCTATGGCTGTTTGAATTTCCCACATTGCCGCTGCACCCACGGCGCGCATCCCGATGGCAGACCGCTTGGCAAACCGGCGGATACGGCGACGAAGCGCTGGCGCATCATGGCGCATGCCGCCCTCGACCCGCTATGGGGTCGCAATGATGCCGGCCTGCATAAGCAAATCCAGAACCGCTACCGCCGCGCGGTATATGCGTGGCTGGCCGCGCAACTCGGCATCGCCAATGTGGGAGAGCATTGCCATATCGGGCTGTTCGACGCCGAGCGCTGCCAGCAGGTGATCGAGACCTGCAAGAACGCCACGCGCCAGCAAATCCTGAATTGGCATGCCGAGCGCTTCCCGCAGACGAAGCAGCGTAACCGGAGGCCTCCGCGCTATGCACACTACTGAAAAAATAGTCATCAGGTCGTCAAGCCTGCCTTCGTATGCGGATTGTTCGCGCCGCACGGCGGGAAAATTGCTGGCAAAAGAATTGGCGGCGCTCGGCATCACCTTGCGCGAAACGTCGCAGGGTGTTGGCGCCGCGCTTGGCAGCAGCACCCACCAGGCGGCGGCTTACTCGCTCAATAGCAAAATCAATGACGGTTCGCTCGGCAATGCGACGCAGGCAATGGATCTGGCGTTCGAGCTGTATCACGAAATCCAGAAAACCGAAGGCATCGTGTATGACGGAGCCACGCCCACCTATGACCGCGCGGAATTGCAGCTCAAAACGCTGGTGAATACCTACCGCTCAAAAGTGGCACCCGGCATCACGCCGGTGGAAGTCGAAGTGCGATTAGAAGCCGATATTGGCGATGGTTTTGTGCTCTCCGGGCAATTCGATGTGCGCGAAATCGAGAGCATCCGCGACTTGAAAACCGGAGCCGCCAGCCGTGCGCATATTTCACAATATGGCAGCTATGCGCTGCTGTGCCGGGTGCATGGGCGCACGGTGGAGCAGATCGTTGAGGATTACCTGCCGCGCAAGAAAGAGCCGGAACCCGAATATTTTTATTATGACGCGGAAGTGGCGGTAAACGCCGCGCGCGCCATCCTCAAACGCATCAAGGACGATGTGGCGGCGTTCCGCGAAAGCGGCGAGCCCACGTCCTTTATCGCCAACCCGCAATCAATGCTGTGCTCGGACCGCTTTTGCCCGGTGTGGGGAACGGCATTTTGCCGCGAACACAAAAACAAAGGAGAGAAAGAATGACACAGGATACGATGAACGACCAGCAGAAGAAGCAGGCGCAAAACCTGCTCGACATGCTGGAAAAACCGCAGGTTTTAGAGCGATTCAAAAACCTCGCCACGCAATATATCGATGCCGAACAGATGGTGCATTTGGCGATCGAATGCGTGAAGCGCAAGCCCGCGCTCGGTGAGTGCGACCATTTGACAGTGCTGGGCGCGTTTATCACCTCGCAATCAGTGGGCTTAAAGCCTAACACGATTTTCGACCACGCCTATGTCATCCCTTACAGTAAATGGCTATTGGATGAAACCCGTCCACGCGGCCAGCAATGGGTGAAGTTGCCGCCGGAGTGCAATTTTCAGGTCGGCTACAAAGGTTATTCCGCTCTGTTCCAGCGCACCGGACGCATCAAGGACTTTTTCGCCAGCGATATATGCGAAAACGACCATTACATTTGCGAAACCGGCAGCAATCCGCATGTCGAGTTTCGCAAAAACCTTCGCGGCCGAGGCGAAATGATCGGCTCCTTCTGCCACGTCAATTTTCTCAATGGTGGTCAGGCCGTGGAGGAATTGGACATGGCGGAAATCGAGAAAGTGCGGAGCACGTCGGAAACCTTCAAGAGCCTGCAAAAGGCGCTGGAAATCGCCACCAAGAAAAATGACCAGCCGAAGATTGAAGAAGCGCAGCGCAAGCTGGCTGAAACGCCGTGGATTAAATGGCGCGCTACCATGAGCATGAAGCCCGCCATCAAACGGCTAGGCGGCAAAAGCGATATCGACCCGGCAGTAGCGCTGGCATCGGAGGCCGATAGCCTTTCCGACATGGGGCAGATGAACTTCAAGGCGATTGCCGACGCGCGCAGCCACAATGAGGTGTTCGATATTATCAATGCCGAAACTGACCGCGTGAACCGCGAAGCGCAGGCCGAGCAGCAACAGCCGCTGCCAGTCATTAATCTCAACGAAAAACCCGGAAAGCAGCCCGCACCGGCAGCGGTGAAGCCGAATGGCAAAGCCAATCCCGCCGATGCAGGCCCGCCCGCAGGACACCCTGCATCTTTAACCCATGACACAGGAGGTTTTTAGTCATGACCATCAAAGTCACCATTCATAACTACCGGAAAATCCAAGAAGCCAGTTTTGCCATCGCACCCGTGGCGCTGCTGGTAGGCGAAAACGAAAACGGCAAGTCGAGCATCGCGCAAGCGGTGGCGCTCGCCGCTGCAAACCAGCCGCTGCCGAAGTCTTTTAGCAAGAAGGATGCAAAGCAGCTCATCCATGACGGTGCGAAAAGCGGTATGGCGGTACTGGAGCGCGATGGCGTTACCACCGTCACGACATGGCCGCTGGCCGAGTGTAAAGTCACCGGCCAGGGCAAGCCACTTTACGCATCGGAATTTGCCGTAGGGCTTAAGAGCATCTTCGAGCTCTCGAACACGGAGAAAGTGGCCTATTTTATCCGGCTGCTTAAAGCGAATCCGACGCTCGACGATCTTAAGGCGAAGCTGCCAAAAAGCATGGACCCGAAGCTGCCGGAGATTTGGAAGCAGATCGAGCAATCCGGCTGGGACGAAGCGCATGCCACCGCCAAAAACGATGAGGCAGAGCTGACCGGCAAATGGAAAGCCGCCACCGGCGAGCAAAAGTGGAATGTATCCACCGCCAGCGACTGGAGGCCGGAATGCTGGACGCCAGATCTGGAGCGTGGCGAGCGTCAAGCGCTGGAGGTGAATTTCGCCGAAGCGAAACGAGCCCATGAGGAAGCGCTGAAATCCGAAGGTGCGCAGGCCTTTGACCGCAACCAGGCACAAGCGCAGGCCGATAAGCTGCCGGAATACGAGCAGCAAGTGGCAAATACCCGGAAAGCGCTGGAAGATGCCGAAACCGTACACCTCCAGCTCTCGGAGGAATTGAACGAGTTGGGCTATTCCGGCGACGACCCGATGGTATGCCCGGATTGTAATGCACAGCTCACGCTCAATCACGAGCGCCAGTTGGTACATGCGCAGGCCGTGGATGACGAAACGAAAGACCGCTACCACGCGCTTGGCGGCAAGCTGAAAGAATCAGCCGCGGCGCTCATTCGCCTGCGCGAGGAATTGACGCTGGCGCAGGTACGCTTGGCCGGCGCCGAGGAAGCGAGTGCTCGGCTGCAGGGCGCGGTGGTGGAAACGGAGGCCACAGGCAACACGGCCGAGGCAAAAGCTGCATATCAGCTCGCGGAACAACGACTGGATGCCTTTAATGCCGTGGAAAAAGCCCGTTCACTTTACGAGCAAATCCTGACGCAGAAGGATTTAGTCACCGCTCTTAGCCAGAACGGTGTGCGGAAAAACAAGCTCGACGACCAGCTCAAGCGCTTCAATGAGGAAGTGCTGAAACCCCTTAGCACGGCATTTTCCGGCGAATCGGTATGGCTTGACGGAGATCTGACGCTGTGGCGCGGCAACCGGCCTTACCAGCTCCTGTCACGTTCGGCGCAGTATGCTGCGCGCGCCATCATGCAAGGCGCGATCGCCATGGCGGACCGCTCCGAGCTGCTGGTGATTGATGACATGGACGAAATCAATGACCGCCGCAACCGCGCGGGCTTGATGGCGATGGTACAGGCCACCGGCATCCCGGCGCTGGTGTGCATGGCGAAGCGTCCAGAAGAAAACGCGCCCGACCTCGCGGCGCGCAACACCGGCCAGACCTACACCGTCATCGATGGCGTGGTCCAGCCCTATACGCAACCAGCCCAGGAGGTAAATGCGGCATGACAACTCTATCCCAGCAAATACTGGAAAGCTCCTCACCGGAGCTTCACCAGCTCAAAGAAACCCACCGCGGCACAATGGCCGAGGTGGTGATCGATCAGGAAATCCGTCTGCGGAAGCAGACGGATACCTTGAACAAATTGAACCGCGAGCACATCGACCGGGTAGAGCCCGGCGGCGCGTAAGCGAAGCTCGAATTAAGGGGGCACCTTAATGAGTGACGAACAAGAACAGGATGAGTTCGGCCAGAAATTGCGACTGACCAAAAAAGTGGTCGAAGGCGCAACGCCGGAATCGAAGCTCTACTATATCAGCGATACCGAAGTCTCCGGTTTCAAGCTCATCGTGCGGCCCAGCGGCACGAAAACCTATGTTTATGACTACCGCCCGGGCAAAGGGCGCGGAGTCGGAAAGCAGCGCTATACTATCGGCGCTGCCGAAAAATTCACAGCGGAACAGGCGCGCGAAAAGGCGAAGAATTGTTTAGCGAAAGTCATCAAGGGCGAGGACCCGCGCGAGGAAGAACGTCAGCAGGCAAAAAAGCATCTAGTGTCGGAAGTGTGGGACCAATTCATTGAGGAACATGTAAAGATCAGAAACAAGCCATCGACTGTACTAAGTACCACCCATCGCGGGCGGGTGGTTAAAAAATATTTCAAGAAGGATTACGTCGAGGATATCACCCCGCAAGACATGCACACCTTCATGTTAAGTTTCAAGCATGCGCCTATACAGGCGAACCGCTGCCGCTCCAATCTTTCCAAAATGTTTAATCTTTGCGAGCGACCATGGGAATACAGGCCCATTAATAGCAACCCATGCAGAGGGTTATTCAAATATCCCGAAAAGCGCCGCGAGCGTTTTCTGGATGACGAAGAATTGCGTCGCCTTGTGATAGTGTTCGAGAGCGTCGTCAATAACGCGAAATCCTACGAGGAAGGCAAGTTGCCGTTGCGCCTGATGTTCAAGGCGCGCGCCGCTTGCTACTACCAGCTCATGCTTTACACCGGCGCGCGCGGCGTGGAATGGCGCACGGCGAAATTGGCGGAAATTGATATGGCGCGTATGCAGCTTCGCCCGGAGAGCACGAAGAACGACGAGCCTGCTATCAATTTCCCGCCGGAGTGCATACCGATTCTTGAATGGCTGTTCTACCTCCCCAGGAGGGAAGGCAACCTGTATCTATTCCCCGGAAAATACAAAGAGGTCATGTCAACGCCGCGTGAAACGTGGAAGATGTTTAAGAAGGATGCGGTGCTGCTGGGTTTTAACCCGCATGATCTGCGCCACTCATGGGCGGCGTTCGGCCTTGCCAACGGCTTGAGCCTTGCCGACGTCGGCCAGCAGCTCAATCATAAAAGCTACCAGACGACGAAGCGCTACGAACATCTGGCCGACAAGGTGAAGAAACAAAATGTTGCATCGGTGGGCAGCGCGATTAAAAATATCAGCACCGGCCAGGCTGAAATCATCGATATACGCGCACGACAAAAACCGGCTTCATAGCCTCATAAATGCGGTTTCTAGAGCGCAAAATCGAAACACCACCGAAACACCACCGGAACACCACGCGGCATAAAAACGGATAGAAAGATGGGGTGCGCGGTAGTAAATGGGTGCAAGCTGCGAAGGTCAAAAATTCTTTGATTTGACTGGTGTTTAAGGGTGTTATAGTAATGTGGATGGAAGCTCACGGCGGCAAACTGAACTGACTTAAAATCCCTCGATCGCAAGGTCGTGCCGGTTCGATTCCGGCCGCGAGCACCACTTCGGAAGTGGTATTTATAAAAGCAGTTCAATTCCGCGTGG